CAGCAGACTCGACATCTGTAAGAATCAATGACGCCATAGAAACTGACGGTGCAACCATTAATGGCAATCTTGCTGTGACCGGTAACACCACCATAGACGGAGATCTCACAGTTTCAGGCACGACCACATACATCGAAACCACAAACACAAAAATTTCAGATCCATTGTTGTTATTGAACAACGGCAATTCTGGAGGCGCTGACGTAGATGCTGGTATAATGATCGAGAGAGGATCTGCCGGCAACAATGCAGTGTTCTATTGGAACGAAGGAGAAGATGTTTTCAAAGCAGTCACTTCAACTTCGTCGGAATCAGACACTGCCATCACAGACACAGCACTGGCCAATGTCAGAGTGGGCGAACCGTCCAACACATCAGATGCGGCAACAAAAAATTATGTGGACACACAGATTGCTGGACTGTCCACAACCATTAAATTTTCTGATGATGCTTCATCAGTATTGACTGCGGATCTGCAGACAGACACAGTCTTGATATCAGGTGGCAGTTCCATAACTTCGTCGATTTCGGGTGATAGCATTTCACTGTCTCTGAACAAGTCGATAGATGTTGACACTATTTCATCCACCGATTCCACGGCCGTCACTATCAACGACGGCTTGATCGTGACAGGAAACTTTGCATTCGATGGTGGAGTTGCTGTTGACACAATTTTAGATGAAGACACAATGTCTTCCAATTCTGACACTGCACTGGCCACCCAGCAATCGATCAAAGCATACGTTGACAATGCTGTGGCGGGTGGTGCTGGACTATTGGGAACCAACGTGCTGTTGGGTTATCCCACAGACTCATCCACATTTCCTGTGGGAGCCATATCAACTCTCACACCAACCCACTCAGTGACAGATTCCATCGATGATCTCAACGAAGCATTGGAAAATGTGAGGAACAACACATTTGTAAAAAGCGTAGACTTCACAGCAGACAACACCGTGGGCGGTGCTGGATTGATAGTCACTCTCACGATCACCACTGTGGGCAATCCCGACAAGTATGACATCACTTGGGGTGACGGTTCCACCACAATCGGAACCACCGATACCACACCCACTCACACATATTCATCCAATGTGGGTTCACCATTCGATGTCACAGTGCGAGCATACAATTCATCAGGTCAAGGCACAGGTTCAGAAGCCACAGAAACCAAATCAAATTTCATCACCATATACACAGCCAATCCCACAGTGCAATTTTCGATCTACGCGGCCTCATCGGGAGGTTCTGCCATAACCAAATGTGATCTTGGATCAACTGTGTATCTGGAAAACACAACCACCAACACCACAGGAGTCACTGCCACATTCACCATTGACTGGGGCGATGGTGTAACAGAAACAATCGCTGCCAACGGAGACGCAGGAGGTGTGGACGGCGCAAGACTATCACACACTTATGACCGACCAGATGCTGGCGACTCATCCACCACTTTAGTGGGTGATGGCGATCTGAGATTTGCTCCAAGATTGACCCTGACTTCTCATTCCACAGCGAATCCGACAGAAGTGCCCAAGTCGAGTTCGACCAGTTACTTTTATGTGTATGCCGAACACGATCCATTGTATTCCGTGGATGGTTCTGTGATCAGAGGCATCAACGAACAAGCCACGGGCGGATTCGTGGTCACATTCAATAATGACACCATTTCAAAACCAGGATCATATTCCATATTCAACACCAACTCAGGATCCAACACCTATTCATGGGATTTTGACGAAGGCAATCCTGCGACCACTGTTCAGATAGGGTCAGGGTCTGCCGGAGACACTGGTGTTGACATCACCAACACATTTAACCTGACCGCTCTGAGACAGAGCCAAGGCTTGACCGTGAATTACACCACCACACTGACCATCACCAACGGACATTCAAATTCTCCGTTCACTGCTGATCTGATAATCAAAGTGGAAGCGGATGTTAGAGCCAACATTGCAGGCACATCTGACACTGTGTCAACGGGTTCTTCAGACAATCAATACACGCTGTATGATCACACAGACTTGGATGGCAACAACAGAGCATCAGCAACATTTACAAATACCACTCAGAACGGTGATGACTATGAATATGATTTCTTTAATGATTCTTCAGACGTATACCATGTCACAGAAGATGGAGCATCAGCGGGCACTATAGCTGCCACACTCACAAAGAATTTCACGGGCACTTCCGCAGGTGCTTTCACCACTCGTTTCAGAGCAACAGGCACACCAGACACGTTCCATCAATCGGATGAAGAAACTGTGGTGTGGACCATGAAGGCAGTGCCAGCCGCACCCGCTGATCTATCAACCAAATCCATAACCCTTGCTGACGCTGTCCAAGGCACATCACCCAAACTGTGTGCCTCATATGATGACAACACAGGATCACTCAACAGTTTGACTGCAGGAGATTCGTTGGCCACAACCACAGCGAGAAGATACACATCCGGCACCATAGACACTTCTGTGGCATCAAATTTTTACAACGGTGCTTCGGGCACACTAACAGCTAATGTAAATGGATCTGCCGATGGAGCAAAAACATTCACTGCCGCAGAAAATGAGACAGGCACATTTACTTCTTTGGTGGTGACTGCCAATCAAGACTATGATCAAGTTGACTCGTCATACCCACAGAGATTTTACTTGGTGGCATCGGCAAAAATAACCAAAGCACTCACAGGGTACACAGTGGGATTGAATGCTGAAAGATTGGAACATTCTGCCACAGGCAACACCAATGAAGTTCATGTGTTGTATGATGACATCACAGCAACTCCGACCACAACCATTGGTCCGATCACAGAAAATGTGGCCGGCACATACAGATACATTTCGGGCGTGCCCTACTACAACTCAGGTTCACCTTCACTCACTCTGGGTGGTACCACAGTGGCCAATTTCACTGGACAGGCCTACGCCGACGTTTCCAATCCACACGAAGTGGAACCGGGCACTGTGTCATCGGGTTCAGGTTCGATCATATCCAATTTAGATTTCACGTACGCCAATGTGGACAATCCATCAACCATGCTGAGTGGTGGCATCCCCATAGCGGACACGGGTGTATCATCTGCCTACACACTGGGCAGTTTGACCATTCCTCTGACTTCAAGTAATATGTTCAGTGTGAGCACCATCAAAGCAAGATCACAGAACTGTAATGGTGCTGGTTCCTATTCTGAATCATCCACCAAAATACAAGTGTTCACAGCAACACCCACAGGCATCAATTTAGAAAACGGTGGTATTGTGGTATCAGATTCATTGGGTGCTGGGTTCGATGATGATGCTGTGAGGGTTTACGGACCGTCAGCATTCTATTCTGACTCATCTTCCACATCTGTGGGAGACACACCACTCTACAATTCGGGCACAGATTTTTACACAGCACATCTGTTTGCTGGTTCATCAGCTGATGTTGTGGCAGGCACAGACGAAGCCATGTTGATACCATCCACCACATCCACAGGCACTATCAAACACGACGTCGCAGATTACTCCACAGGTTATCTGCCTGTGGGACCAGATCGAAGCAGTGACACCAATGCCCAATACTACACCATAGCGTTCAGAAGAACCACCATGGCCAACTTTACCATCACACTCACAGGCACTCTGAGAGGAGTGTACATCGCAGCTCCAGGCACTGCCATCGATTCTGCTTCAACCCTCAACGGTTGGTTGGATGCTTCAGTGACCTACGCTGGTTCGGGTGTGCCGGGCGCCAACACAGGCTCAGGCGGCAACGGATCAAACGGTTGTGCCCTCACATCAGGTGACAGGATCACAGCAGGCACTCATTCAGCGGCTTCGTTCACCCTCACCCTGGGTTCCGAGAACGCCACCAACGCCACAGGCAATGTGGTGCTGGTGAGATTCAAACTACAATCAGGAGACAGCATCTCAGCTGTAAGTATCGCATAATGGCAATCACCGACGCTAAAAAAGTTGACTACCTTTGGAAGAAGATCGGATATGGTGCGGCCAAGACGGACACCAATGCCAACAAACTTGCCCCCAACGAAGCCATCGCATCTCCACTTTTATTGAGAGGTGAAAATGTTTGGGTGGAAGGCAATGACATTCCGGGAGTTCTGCCTGGATCATCATCAGGTGTCGTCACTGTGTATCCAACATCCAATCCCCAAGAGTGTACGCAGGATTTGACTGCCACCGCCAACAGGACCTGGAAGACTGGTTTGACAGATTGGATACCACCGGAAAAAGGATCCACCTATCAGGTAAAAGTTTACATCCACACTTCATCAGACGCCGCGGGAGCGACGGGTGGTGATCAAGTTTTCGCCACAGGTTCGGGCAACAACGACGAATGGTTTTTCGACTATCAAGCAGGCACATTACACTTCATTGGCACCAATCTACCCAATGGCATTTCGTTCACAGGCAAGTCAGTCTACATATCCGGAGGAAGGTACACCGGCGTCAAGGGTGTTAACCAAATCAAAAAGATCGACACCACAGACGGTATCACACTGCCGGCCGGTGGCACAGGAGATAGATCCACTGTGGAAGCTGGAACCATCAGATACAACACAGACACAGGATTGTTCGAAGGTTCGCTGGATGGATCCACATTCACTTCTTTTTCAATGGCATCCGGTGCGGGAGGTGGTTCTGCTGTCATCAACAAGGAACAATTTTTAGGAGACGGTTCGTCCACTCAGTTTGTGTTGTCCACTGCTCCGGCAGATGAAAACAACATCATAGTGTATGTGGATGGCGTGATGCAGGAACCGGATCAGAACTACACGCTGTCAGGCACTACTCTATCATTCACGGGTGGAGATGACGGGTCTTCCATAGAAGCACCACATCAAGGTGCGAGGATAGTGGTGATGTTAGGCTTCGACTCCATCTAACCAACTCACCGAATACTTGGGACGTTTCAGTTTCACCCTTTCATAATCATAAGGCCATTGATCAAGAAAACGAGCCTTGTCTTCTTGTGTTTCAAAGTGTAGTTCAATGGAATTTTGTTGAATTTCGTCGGATGCCACCACAAAGTTTTGTTCACACAGATCAAACAGCACGGACTCCAACTGATCGACGGTTTCCTTGAGCATGAGATTGAGATCTGGACGCCGACTCCACTCCTCTAAGGGCCTGTTGCACAGGGTGTCCGGCAGTGGAATTCTCACAGCATATAACAATAAATTTTGTTCCATGTTAAAAGTATTTGTCATCTCATATATAAATATCATTATTAAAGTTATTAAAGTTGGAAACTGATACAAAATGGCAATAGGAAGAATAACCGGACAAATGTTGAGCTCTACGCTCAACCGCGACACCACAGATTTAAAAATAGCAACCAGCGGAGAATCCAACCTACTCGTAGTTGACGCTACCAATGACAGAATTGGTATTGGTGTTGCTTCACCTACAGTACAGTTCGAAACAGCTGGTTCTGCTTTAATTGGTACAGACCTCACAGTCACAGGAAACTTGACTGTCAACGGTTCTACCACAACAATCAACACAACCAATTTAACCGTGGATGATAAAAACATCGAACTTGCTCACTCACTGTCAGGACAAGCACCCTCAGATGCGGCAGCAGATGGCGGTGGTATCATCCTTAAAGGTGACACGGATCACACCATCCTTTGGAGCAATGCCAATGACTCTTGGGATTTTTCAGAACACCTAAATGTAGCATCAGGCAAAGCATTTAGAATCGCTGACACAAATGTTTTAGACGCCAACAACCTTACATTAGAAAATATCCAGATCGCAGGCAATGTGATCACATCAGCTTCCAACGCAGACATTTCACTGCAACCTTCAGGCACAGGTAAAGTTATTGTAGAAGGCATCCAAATTGATGGCACAGTGATCACAGGTTTAGATTCGACTGTGATATCATTCGGTGGCAACACACTTTCAGGTGTGGGCACTCCGAGTGGAGCATCAGATGTGGCAACCAAAGGGTATGTTGACTCACAGGTTGGTTCCGCAAACACACTAACATTGGGTGACGATGCTTCCAACTCTGCATCAGTCAATCTTAACTCGGGTGAAAATTTAAAATTCAAATCCGGCAACTCCATGACATTGAGTGTGTCGGGCAACACAGTTACATCTGCTCTCAATGACAGAATCACAGTGGATGAGATCGCTGCCAAAGATTCGTCAGCAGTTTCAATTCAATCACCAACTCAATTAGATTCAACACTCCAGGTGGCTGGTACTTCATCTTTAGTTGGCAACACAACTATTGCTAATGATATTACTTTAGCAAGTGGTTCAATCACATCTGCTTCAGGCACGATCAATTTTGGCAATGAAATACTGACAACCACAGGAGATGTGAACGCCAATGACATCAACCTGAGCGGTAACATTGACATGACTGCCAATGCTTCTATCACAATCGGTTCAGGCGATTCAACTTCAGATTTCATAGTTAACTTCGATGGCACCGATGCTTACATCACAAAGTCTGCCACATCAGGTGAAACTTATATAAGATCAAGAAATTTCTCAATCCAAAACAACGATGGCACACAGACATTCATCACAGGTGGCCATGGCGGAGCCACAGAACTGTATCATGGTGGCGTGGCTGGTCCGGCATTAACCACAACTGTATCGGGAGGTATTTCAATACCGAACGGCACACTATTGGTGAATGTGATCGCTTCAGGCGATTCAACTTCTGTGAGAATAGATGACGGATTAGGCGTCGACGGTTCATTGGACGTGGGTGGCACATTCACTATAGCCAACGGACAGGGCATCACAGCAATACTCGACGAAGACAACATGGCATCCAATTCTGCCAATGCTCTTGCCACACAACAGTCAATCAAGGCATATGTTGATGCAGTGGCAGGCGGTACAATCACATTGGGTGACTCAGCTTCCAACGCAGGCTCAGTTAATATTAATAGTGGTCAAGATTTAGAATTCAGATCGGGTGATTCCATCACAATGACAGTGGCAGGCAATGGAGTAACCACTGCCCTAAATGACAACATCGCAGTCAATCAGATCGGTGCAAAAGATTCATCAGCTGTATCAATCACATCCAACACACAAGTGGATGGCACCTTACAAGTTTCAGGCACATCTGCACTGGTTGGCAATGTCACCATGTCAGGCACATTCTCAGCTGCCACAGGATCATCAGTAGGCAATTTAACTTTAGCAGACGGTTCAATCACAGATTCATCTGGAACAATCAGTTTCAACGATGAGAACTTAACCACAACAGGAACTATCACAGCGGGCAACATACAAGTTGATAACTTGACTGTGTCAGGAACTACAACTTCTGTAAATTCGACCAACATCACTGTGTCAGATCCACTGTTGATCCTATCTGAAACAAATTCGGGTGGTGCCGATGTGGATTCAGGTATCATGATCGAACGTGGTTCGGCAGGCAACAACGCAGTATTTTATTGGAACGAAGGAGATGACAGATTCAAAGCAGTGCTGTCTACTTCTACAGGTTCAGCAACTAACATATCAGACGACGCATACGCGACTATCAACGCAGGTGGTTTAGTATTTGGTTCGGAGTCAGTGGTTGTATCATCCATATTAGACGAAGATGCGTTTGGATCAGATTCAGCAACAGCACTTGCCACACAGCAATCGATCAAAGCATATGTTGATGCTCAAGATGCCAACATCGCTTCTGATTCACTGGTATTCACAAACAAAACATTTGATGCAAATGGCACAGGTAATTCAATCAGCAACTTGGAAGTGGCGGATTTTGCTGGCACAGCTATAGTAACTGAGGGGGAAGGACTTGCTTCATCAGACAATGACACATCAATTCCGACCACAGCGGCTGTCATAGATTATGTGTCTGCCAACGCAGGTGGCACGCTAAACTTAGGAGATTCGGCTTCCAACGCAGGTGCAGTGAGCCTATCAGGTGATCAAGCATTAGAACTAAGATCGGGTGATTCAATCACACTCACAGTGGCAGGAAACGGTGTGACTGCCGCACTTAATGACAACATCACAGTCAATCAAATTGGCGCAAAAGATTCATCAGCTGTATCAATCACAAGTGCTACTCAAATTGATGGCACACTACAAGTGTCAGGTGCTTCTACACTGGTTGGTAATGTTTCATCATCAGGTTCGATCACAGCAGGCACTTCATTCATAATTGGTGGCGCTGATCTAAACGAAACTGATTTGGAAAAATTAGATGGCATCACAGACGGCACAGCAGCTGCCAACAAAGCACTGGTATTAGACGGCTCATCTAACATAGCAGGCATCAACTCATTGACTGCCACAACAGGTGATTTCCAAACTGTCAAAGTAAACACCATTGAATCAGATGATTCCACAGCAGTCACAGTTAATGACGGACTACAAGTAAACGGTAATTTCGGATTCAACGAGGGTGTCACAGTCACACAAATTTTAGACGAAGATAACTTTGCTTCAGACTCAGCAACTGCTTTAGCAACTCAACAGTCGATCAAGGCATATGTTGATGCGGTGGCAGAAGGACTTCATGTTCATGCTCCTGCCAAAGCAGCCACCACAGATTCATTAACAACTCTAACATCAGACACAGTCACTTATGACAACGGCTCATCAGGTGTTGGAGCCACACTCACACTGTCCACAGCACTGACCACACTGGATGGTTACACACTACAGAACGGTGACAGAATCATAGTCAAAGACGAATCCAACCAAGCACACAACGGTGTTTACACTTGGGCCACAGGCGGCACTGTATTAACTCGTGCCACAGACATGGACACTCCAGCAGAAGCAGCTGGTGGTGACTTCATGTTCGTCCAAGAAGGCACACTATTCGGTGACGCTGGTTTTGTTCAAACAGAAACTGTTACCACAATTGGTTCAGACAACTTTATATTTGTTCAATTCTCTGGTGCTGGTCAAATTGTAGCAGGCGCTGGTTTAGCCAAATCAGGCAACGAACTGTCTGTGAATGTTGACGATTCCACAATTGAAATCAATGCAGACACACTCAGAGTCAAAGACGCTGGCATCACCAACGCCAAGTTGGCAACATCAACCATCACACTGGTAGGTGATGATTCCACAGGCACAGCGGTATCATTGGGCGAAACATTCAAGATCGCCGGCGGTGATTCATTAAATTCAACTGTGTCAGCAGACACACTCACTCTAAATTTAGATGACAACATCACAGTCAATCAAATCGGTGCAAAAGACTCCACAGCAGTTTCAATCACATCACCATTACAAGCAACATCAATTCAAACATCAGGCAATGTTGATGTAAACGGTTCAGCAACAATTGGTTCTGTACAAATCGCTGGCAATGTGATAACTTCAACAGATTCTACACAATTAAATTTTGGTCAGATGCAACTCACAGATGTTGCAGATCCGACTCAAGCATCAGATGTTGCTACAAAATCATATGTTGATTCACAGACATCATCCATCACAAATCTTAGTTTTTCAGATTCCGCTTCCAACACAGGCACAGTGGCTGTTGGCACAAATGACTTAGAATTCAGAACAGGCGATTCTATCACTCCAACTGTGGCTGGCACAGGTGTAACATTCAACTTGAATGACAACATCACAGTCAATCAAATTGGTGCTAAGGATTCATCAGCTGTATCAATCACCAGTGCTACTCAAATTGATGGCACACTACAAGTGTCAGGTGCTTCTACATTGGTTGGCAATGTCACCATGTCAGGCACATTCTCAGCTGCCACAGGATCAACTGTAGGCAACTTGACACTTGCTGATGGTTCGATCACAGATTCATCCGGCACAATCAGTTTCAACGATGAGAACTTAACCACATCGGGCACAATCACAGCGGGCAACATACAAGTTGACAACTTGACTGTGTCAGGCACAACAACTTCTGTAAATTCGACCAACATCACTGTGTCAGATCCATTAATAATCCTTTCTGAAACAAATTCAGGTGGAGCAGATGTGGATTCAGGTATATTAGTAGAACGTGGATCTGCAGGCAACAATGCGGCTTGGTATTGGAATGAGGGTGATGACAGATGGAAAGCAGTTTTAACAACATCTGTAGGCACAGCTACATCAGTAACTGACTCATCCTACGCAACTGTCAACATTGGTGGTTTAGTATTTGGTTCGGAGTCAGTGGTTGTATCATCCATATTGGACGAAGATGCATTTGGATCAGATTCAGCAACAGCACTTGCCACACAACAGAGCATAAAAGCATATGTTGATGCTCAAGATGCCAACATTGCTTCTGACACTTTAACATTTACTAACAAAACATTCGACGCAAATGGCACAGGCAACTCTATCACCAACTTGGAAGTGGCAGACTTTGCCGGCACAGCTATAGTGACCGAGGGCGAAGGACTTGCTTCATCAGACAACGACACATCAATTCCAACTGTTGCGGCTGTTATCGATTATGTGGCTGCCAACGCAGGCGGAACTATAACATTAGGTGACTCAGCTTCCAACGCAGGTTCAGTAAATTTAGCAGGTGATCAAGATTTAGAATTTAGATCAGGTGATTCGATCACACTCACAGTGGCAGGCAATGGCGTAACAGCGGCATTGAATGACAACATCACAGTCAATCAAATTGGCGCAAAAGATTCAACTGCTGTATCGATCACATCACCTCTACAGACTTCGACCATACAGTCATCTGGCAACATTGTTGTAAATGGTGGCACGGTATCAGCAGGTTCTGGTTCATCATTTGGCGATGTATCAATCGGTGACGGTTCTATTACATCAACATCAGGCACCATTGACTTTGGTGACGAAAACTTAGACACCACAGGTAATATCACAGCAACTGGTGGTACTATCACAGCAAATCAATTTGATGTTGGTACATTATCAATCACAGATGGTCAAATCACAGATACAGATGGCACGATTGGATTCAATAACATCAACTTAGATGGCATCGACCAACTGACAACATTATCGATCGTAACAAATATAATTTCATCATCAAATTCAACAGCAGTTGTGATCAATGATGGATTAAATGTGGATGGTGCATTGGATGTTGGCACAAACTTTACAATTTCAAATGGTATTTCTGTAAATGCTATACTTGATGAAGACACAATGTCATCTGATTCAGCAACTGCTCTTGCTACACAGCAGAGTATCAAAGCATACGTTGACACACAAATTTCTGCTTCATCAGTGGCTTCATTGAATGACATCGGCGATGTTGATTCAGCTTCCAAACAAGATGGCGACATCCTTGTTGTAAACGATGATTCATCCAACGTGTTCACAGTATCATCACAGATGGTGACTGGTATGAGATTACCAGCGGGCACAACTGCTCAAAGACCTCCGATCTACTCAGGTGTTATCAGATACAACACAGAGACAGGATTGTACGAAGGTTCGACAGATGGTTCAACATGGAACTCATTTGCGATGGCGGGCAGTGCAGAAACACTCACCAAAGATGTGTTCACAGGTGACGGCGGAGCAACTTACAACTTCTCTAATATTTCAGATCCGACTGCGGGCAATGGCAACAACGGCGCACTTGGACTGATCGTTTACATCGACAACATACTACAAGAACCAACTCAGAACTACACCATATCACCCACAGCGATCACATTCGATTCTGCTGTACACTCAGGAGCAAGGATCGTGGTTATCCAAGGCTTCGACGGTGGCGCAGGCGGAGCTGGTGGCGGTGCTGGATTCACAACTATCACAAATTCGGATGTTGATTCCGCAGTAGAAGACATCGACACATGGGCAGTCACAACATACAGAGCTGCACACTATCACTATGTGATAGAAAACGATGACACATCAGAGTACCAAACTGGACAACTCCATGTGCTACACGATGGTTCCAACGCTCAAATCACTGAGTTTGGTATCACTCGCACCGGCAACAACGACTTGATCACGTTCTCAGTGGACATCAACGCCAGCAACTTTAGACTGAGAGGTTCTGCACAAGCACCCAACTCAAAGATCAAGTTAAAGCGTGTACACTTAGAAGTGCAGTAATCCAATAAATAGAAGTAATTAACAAGTCAAAAGGGGATAGTGAACCATGACAGCAAAAAACTTCAGAATAAAGAATGGTCTTGACATCGGCGATGTAGCCAACGTCATCACCGTTTCGGGGGGAACAGCCACATTCACAGGTACTGTGGCATCAGAAGGTTCCCAATTAGGTAACGTAACAGTAGGTGCGGCCACAGACAACACCATCACAACAGTTTCCGGTAATTTGATCGTAGACTCCACGACAGGTGTGGTTGTAGTGCCAGACACTCTTTCAGTGACCACGATACTACAGGTAAACACCATAGGCCAATTGGATTCCACAGGCATCGACATCAACACAGACGTCAGGGTGAGTGGAGACTTCAGTGCGGCTGGAGTCACGATATCAAACGGTGGCATAGTGGCAGACTCAACAGGGTTGACGTTCAACGGTGCAAGACTGCAAGAAATCGGAACTCCGACAGAACCAACCGATGGAGCGACCAAAGGATACGTGGACGACAACACAGTCCAGTACATCAATGATCTACTCAACGTGGACGCTCAGACAGGTGACATCCAGGACGGCGACATATTGGTGGCACCAGTGACTGATTCATCCACAGCGTTCGGATTTGCACTGGCATCACAAACCAATGCGGGCATGAGAGTGCCAGCGGGCACCACAGCACAGAGACCAGTGGTGTATGAAGGTTTATTGAGGTTAAACTCAGAGACCAACAAGTACGAAGGATCCATCGACGGAAACACCATACAAGAATTTCTTGTGTCAGAAATCATCCTTAACTCACAGGTTGATTCAGCGGTTGAACAGGTAGATTCGTTCAGTGCATCAGTGTACAGAGCTGCCAAATATTTCTATACCATAGAAAACTCCGGTGCGGGTGAATACCAAGCGGGTGAAATCATCGTCACTCACGATGGCTCATCAGCATATCATTCAGAATACTCCAAGGTGCACACAGGCAACAATGATTTGATCACTTTCACAAGTGGACTATCAGGCGGATCTGTGATTTTGTACGGAGCTGCCCAGACACCAGGATCGGTGTTCAAAGCCAAAAGAATATCAATGGAAGTTGCCTAAGCGTTAAGCATGGGCGGCGGAGTCACGGTGTTGTGGTCTCGTTCAAAGGCCACAGCATCGTCGAACTCGACAAAATACACCCTCATACCTTCGGGCTCGAACAGTTCTTCTATTTTGTAGATCCCCTTGCAGTTATCCCTGCACCAAAAATTTAATTCCGACCTAAAGTTAGAGAGCAGATCCATTTTCTTCTTGCCCTCGGGATCACCACCCATTAGGTACTCCACGGTCAACCCACGCAGGTGTTCAGGATATTCGGCCATGGCCTGTTTGGTGAACGTGATCTTGGTTTGAGGATCATCCTTGCTGAGTCCTAAAACTAATTCTATGTCTTTTTCGCCTGCCATGTTAATATTATATACTATTTTATCCAACGAGTCTATACAATGGTATAAATAATCATACATGGCAATAGGAAGAGTCACAACAGGTGTTATCACAGATGCAGCTATCACAGAAGCCAAATTATCGGCCGGGATTTCCAATGAAAACGCCGTCACACAGTGGCATGTAGACAATCTAACGTTCAATGCCAATCAATTATCAACCAATAATACTTCAGATCTTATTCTATTTCCAGATACTGCCCAAGTAGGTATTAACACAGCATCACCTTCGGCCACACTGGATGTGAATGGCACGCTACAAGCGGGATCCATGAAAATCGATAATACCACACTGAGCACAGTGGGTACCAATGAAAATCTCATCATAGCACCCAACGGCACCGGCAAGATTGAAATCACACAAGACATCCTGCCCGATGCCAATGCAACCATCAATTTGGGATCGGATGCACTGAGATTCGCCAACGTGTACACCTCAGACTTGCATCTCAGAAACGAAGAAGGCCATTGGACCATCCAAGAAGGCGCGGACGATCTGTTCATCATCAACAATCGCAACGGCAAAAAGTATAAATTTAACCTCGTCGAAATCAAACCATAAAAAGCGGTAAATACTCGTATGCCCATATTCACGAGCGATCTGACTTCACGAGGTATCATATACGCAGACACCATCACCACAAATTCCAACGAAGATTTGACACTGAATCCCGCGGGCACTGGTGCTGTGGTAGCCTCAGCTCGACTCAAAGTCAACGAAATTTCAGCAGATGATTCCACAGCAGTGAGTTTCAAATCACCCGTACAATTGGATTCAACTCTGCAAGTGGCTGGTACACTATCAGTTGTAAATCTAACAATAAGCAACGGATCCATCACAGATTCATCTGGAACTATATCATTCGACAATGAAAACTTAACCACATCGGGCACAATCACAGCGGGCAACATACAAGTTGACAACTTGACCGTTTCGGGCACAACAACTTCTGTCAATTCGACCAACATCACTGTTTCGGATCCATTATTAATTTTGTCCGAAACAAATTCAGGTGGTGCTGATGTGGATTCGGGTATCATGATCGAACGTGGTTCTGCAGGCAACAACGCCGCACTGTATTGGAATGAGGGTGATGACAAATTCAAAGCAGTTTTAACAACATCAGTAGGCACAGCAACATCTATCACCGATTCATCTGTGGCAACACTGGTTGCTAACATTGAATCTTCTGGAACATCAATTTTCGGTGATATCACTGTGAATCAAATTGGCTCCAATGATTCATCAGCAGTGTCAATCACAGCACCCTTACAGGCCACAGATATCCAAGCAGACGACATCCAACTGAGTGGCAACATCGACCTCACCAGCAATGGCACCATCACCATTGGATCAGGAGATTCCACAGCAGACCTAACTCTCACACACGATGGCACAGATGTGTACTTGACCAAGGCAGGCACATCCGGAGAAGTGTATGTGCGAGGCAGAAACATTTCGCTACAAAACGATGACGGCACTCAGACATTTGTCACAGCGGGTCACGGTGGCGCCACAGAACTGTATCACGGTGGCCTGGTCAGTCCGGGATTGATCACCACTGTGTCGGGTGGTATTTCCATCCCCAATGGCACACTGTTGGTCAACACCATCGCTTCGGGTGATTCTGCTTCTGTGAGGATCAATGATTCCATCGAAACAGATGGACTCACAGTGAATGGCACAGTGTCAATCAACAATGTTCAACTGTCAGAGATCAACAACACACAAGTGGATTCTGCTGTGGAGGACATAGACACTTGGTCCGCAACTACATACAGGGCCGCCAAATATGTTTACAGAATTAAAAATACTTCAACATCCGAATATCAATCCGGTGAGATCATGGTGCTACACGATGGCACTAATGTGCAAATTGCAGAGTATTCACTGTTGAAGACAGGCAACAACGATCTGATCACATTTTCTGTGGACATCGATGCAGGCAATGTGCGATTGCGAGGATCTGCTCAGGCCACAGGTTCAGACATTAAATTGTTGAGAACACTGATCGAAGATTAATAAATAGTAGTATGTCACTCACATCAAAAACACAGATACTTGGCGTACAGTATGAATCAGATGCTTCCTCAGTAAAAGTAGCATATCAGGACTCGGGCAGATTGAAAAGAACAGTGGTCGCCTCAGACGATTCCATCGTTGCAGAATGGGTCACAGACGGTGGCACCATCGCTGACTACAAAGCACCCGGTCAAGGACCCAAACAAGCACCAGTTGTTCTTAGACCCTAAACGATCAGATCCAATATAGTTTGAAGTTTTGTTTTTATGCTCTTGTTTTGGAGAGTTTTCCTCACACCATCATGCAGAGGTTGTGGCCAACAATTGATGGACACCCAAGCGTAACCCGAGTGTTCCCCGTTCAATCTGGGGATGAATTCTTGGTCAACCACACACACGAAGGTGTGGAACTTGAAGCGAGTGTCCTTGCTGATGAACAGTTCCAGCGGAATGGTCTTTTGTATGTTGGGTTGATGTCCAACTTCTTCCACTATCTCTCGCTGTAATCCCTGCCAAGGTGTTTCGGTGGCCACTGATTTGCCACCCACCATGCCCCAGGTGCCCTTCTGTTTGAGCAGGCGATTTAGGAACAGGAATCTTTTGGTGGTTTTGGCGTAGAACAAACAACCTGTGGCTGTGATTTCACTCATACTATATTTTATCGATTAGAACTGGATGGACCAAGTTCCTGGCTGGTAAAAACCTTCGAAGGATTTAACCCAATAGCCGGCATCTGGTAACCATTTGTACTGCACACCTGTGGTCACGTTGGTGACATAGTGTACTGTCCTGAATGTGCTGTCCCCCACAGAAGAAGAATCCAATCCTCCCCTACGCAACTGCGTGGATCCATCGTCGAAATCAGTGTTGAAGTCCACCACCCATACACCCCCAACCTTTTCTACAATGTCGTTGGCACTTGCAATAAGATTGCCCCAAGCAGATGGTCCCGTGTTCTGTGTGGAATCATCCTTGGCGCTACCGATGGATTCTGTCAACAGGTATCTGGTGCCATTGGCAACTCCTGTTGGGTTGAATGTGAGTGGATTTATCACGGCATCCACAGCATTTATGGTGTTGGTGGGCACTGTGTCCTGGTCCACGGTGAACAACAGGGTGTACTCGTCCTGTGGATCTATGGCGCAGGTGCCGGTTACCTCCACGATGATGTCATCACCATTCACAGCGGTCGCGCTCTGTTGCAGTTTGACCTGGGTGAGCCCGCCGGTGATGGTTTTGGAATACAATGATTCTAATTTGAGCCAATTGGTTTTGTTGCCATACTGTGATTGGGATTCGAATGCCTTGTTGAGTGTGTTGGTGGCATGGCCTCCGGATTTCTGATTGGTGCCCAACAGTGTCATCCTGTTGCCTATCAACAGCACAGCATACTGACCCGGGGTGACGTACTGTTTGGACAACAGCGATTCTCCCAGGATGCCCTGCACGTCGACGACTCCTGCGTCCTCGTCGTATATGCTGGCGATGATCTTTTCTATCACTCCCAGTTTTTTGAGTTTGGCAGGTGGTGACAACCATATGGGCGTCCTGAATGTCAGTGTGGCCACATCAATTTCATCTGCTATGCCTTGTGGAATTGCACGTGAAGTAAAGTTCACATTGGTTAGTTCAACAAATGACAGTGAAGTCCAATCCAAAAAATTGTCTGTGGTTTGCAGTTCCAGTGCGGGATTGAATAACACAAGTATTTGCTCAAGTATCTGCAATTTTTGATCTGTGTTGGTGGTGAATATGTCTGCATTGAAAGTTATTTCAAATGGTGTGGGCATGATTCTTTCAATGGTGTGGGATTCACCGGGAGCACCAGTGTAGGTGTCTGTGGTGGCATCATATTCTCTTTCACGGATGTGTTTCTTATCCACATGATAGGGATTCTGCATCCTTGGTCTGTCATACGTCAATCCAGTGATGTAGCATGAAATCTGGGGAGCCGCTATCAGTGTGTTCTCGGATCCCTTCTTGATGATCTGCGCCACCTGTCGGCTCATGTCTCCGTACTTGACCGGAACCTGCAGTGTCTCCGAAGCACCCTTGGAATTTTTACCTGTCACATAAGAAAAATTCGACATCATGCGGATGAACTGCAGGATGTATCTTCTTATCTGGGCGTCATAGAAATGTTGCATTAGTTGTCCGCCTTAGGTTTCAACAGTTTGCTGAGCGCCACTCTCTCTGGTGTTGTTGATGAACCATCCTTGAGGGTGGTTGTGTTGGTGTTGTTGATGAATCCAGTCTTCTGAGTGTTGCGTGTGTTGTTTTGTGTCATGGTCTGTCTCACATTGTCCTCTATTTTCACGAATCTTCTTCCGTCGAATCTAAACAATCTGTTTGGTGAATAGTCCGTTCTCAACACAAACATGCCTTCTGTGGGATTGGCAGGGAATGAAGTGGCAGCTGTGTAGGTTTCACCGTTGGCCGGTATAGAATCTCCTGTGAGGTATCCCTCCAAGTATCCGTTGGCCTGGGGTGTTTGGTAAACTTTGTCCACATTGATGTGACCTGTGTCTGTGAGCATGTCATCGTCCACAGTGACCAACGCCACCTTGCCCTCTTCGTCGGTTGGCATGACATGTAATGGTTTGGTGTTGTATCCAGACTTGGGTGCGTCTGACTCTGCCTGATCGATGATGGCTTGGTTGATGGCCAAATCTGTGTCACGAGTTTTTTGATGGGTGTTCTCATCCTTGTCGCCAAGTATGTCTCTGAATTCCTGTGCGTCCTTGATGCCCTTGACACGAGCTCTCAACAGGTGTGGATACCAAGTTTGTGAAAAACCTTCCGATGCCCTGGAAACATCTTCCACCACGTAATATCTTTTGAGTGTTTCGGTGTCGGTCTCGTCCAGTGAAAAATCGTCCTTGAGGTGTGGCAGTTCGATGACATCTCCCGCCATCAACTTCCTTCCCAACATGTCCACGGTGTCGTTCAAATGGAACAGCATGAACAGTTGATCGTTCTGTAAAAACAGTCCAAACTGTGACAGATCAAAATCTATGTCCTGCACATTGTAGATAACCCTGCCCTTGTAGACATCTGGATCATACTTGCGATCTCTGTTTTCCAAAAACAACAGATCCTGGATGGCCAATTCATTGAGAGAATCTCCCGATCTCTGTGGCTGTGTGGCATCGTTTAGTTCGCCCTGATCTACAGGTGAAATGTACTTGTGAATATAAGCATCTGTGCCACCCACTTGGAAGCGTTCTGCAATCACACGATCCATGAAATTGTAGTCATTTCCCTTCTCGGGTTTGTAAAGTGATAATCTTGGCATTTTAACTATTTATTGGATTAAATACATAGTATGGTAGACACAGTCAACAACACGATCACGGATCAAGACACCATTAAAGCAAAACAAGAGATTTTTGACTATGTCAAGACTCGTTTGGGCGATGGCATGATAGAAGTGGAACTCGACGTCAAACACTTGGAGATGGCATTCACCTCCGCTGTGGACAAGTTCCGTCAGAGATCATCTAATTCTATAGAAGAATCATATGGTTTTCTTGAACTACAACCAGATCAGTCTGTGTACACACTGCCGTCGGAAGTGATCCGTGTCAACCAAATCTATCGCAGAACAGTGGGCGGTGCTTCTTCGTCAGAAGGCGGTACTTCCTTTGATCCTTTTGAATTGGCCTACACCAACATATATCTATTACAAACAGGTAGAATTGGCGGATTGGCAACTTATGACATGTTTGCTGGTTATCAGGAATTGGTGATGAGGATGTTTGGTGGATTCATCAATTTTCACTTCGATCAACCCACAAGAAGATTAACCATACACAGAAGACAGAGATCTCGAGAAACTGTGCTGTTATCACAATCCAACTACAGACCAGACTTCATACTGCTACAAGACATCTATGCAAAACCATGGATCAGAGAATACACACTGGCTGTGAGCAAGTTCACACTGGGCGAGGCCCGTTCTAAATTTTCAACCATTGCAGGTCCACAGGGTGGCGGTCAACTGAATGGTGACACTCTCAAAAACGAAGGACTCAACGAAATGGAAAAACTGGAATCGGAAATAGGCAATTATTCCGAGGGCGGCACTCCATTATCATTTGTAATCGGCTAAAAAAGATCGTATAATTGTGCTATGGGTAAAGTCATAGGCATCTGCGGTTTAATAGGCTCGGGCAAAGGCACCGTGGCCGACATATTAGTCCAAGAGTACGGATTCAAAAAAATATCATTCGCAGACAAGCTCAAGGACGCTGTGGCGGAGATGTTCGACTGGCCCAGACATCTGCTGGAAGGTGACACCAAAGAAGGCAGAGCATGGCGAGAAACACCCGACACATTTTGGTCCAAAGAGATGAACAAGGACATCACTCCAAGGCATGTGCTACAGGTGTTCGGCACAGAATGCATGCGTCATGGTTTCTATGATGGCATATGGGTGAGTTTGGTCAAAAAAACACTCATACACAACCCTGTGACCAATTGGGTGGTTCCCGACACACGCTTCCCCAACGAAGTCAACATGATAAAATCCATAGGCGGCACAGTGTGGCGCATCAAGCGTGGTGAAAACCCTGAATGGTTTGATCTGTACAAGGATCAAGGCATACCTCCCACAGGCATACACCCGTCGGAATGGGCATGGGCTCACACCAATTTCAACTTCAAAATATTAAACAACGATGATGTGGAAAAATTAAAAAGAAAAGTGCATCGTGCTATTGATGATCTACAGTCAAATCACCTTGGCGCCACCCGGACTTTTTAGCATGCATCAATCTGTTGCAGTTAGCACACACAGTCTTTAGATTATTGGTATTGTTGTTGTTCATGTTGGAATCAACATAGTACACATCCAATTGGTATGGATGTTGGGCATTGAAGCCGCACATCTCACACGATTTCTTTTTGGAGTAACCCGCCCTCTGCCAAGCCGGAGTTGTGATGGTGGACTTGGATGACTGCCTTATGCAGGCATCACATTTTTTCCTGTAATAGATTTTGTCACCACGCCTATAATTGTAGGCCGCGGGCTTGCTGTTGCATTCTTTACAGAGTGGTCTTCGATTTCCGTTGCCATTAAACACGCATATATTTATGCTAACCTTTTCATCGCTCTTTAAAAATGTCTAATAATCAGCCCAATGGTAATAAATATTCATAACTTAGGAGTAAACAAAAATGGCTTTAACATCACCAGGAGTACAGGTTTCCGTAATAGATGAATCATTCTATGTGCCCGGAATTCCTGGAGCGGTACCTCTCGTAGTAGTAGCGACTGCTCAAAACAAAACATCAGGCACAGGAACAGGAACAGCGGCAGGCACGCTGTCAACAAACGCAAACGAAATTTACCTCGTATCATCACAGAGAGAGTTGACCCAAACATTCGGTACACCAACTTTCTACACAGATGCTTCGGGCACACCTATTCAAGGTTACGAACTCAACGAATATGGACTCCAAGCCGCTTACTCCTTTCTTGGAATAGCCAATCGTGCTTACGTGATCAGAGCAAACATTGATCTAGCAGACCTACAGGGTTCAGCTGGTGCACCTGGTGGCACACCAAATGATGGATTCTATTGGTTAGATCTTGCTTCTTCATCATGGGGCATCAAAGAATGGAATTCTTCAACACAGTCATTCACTGTCAAGACTCCTATCTACATCACTTCAACAGATGATGTGACAGGAAACGCACCAAAGACAACCAAAGGTGCTATCGGTGATTATGCCGTGGTGGCAACAAATCCATACAACAGATTGTATTACAAAACTCGTTCGAACACATGGGTGCAGGTTGGATCAGCTTCATCTGCAACAAAAGATGCATCATGGTCATCAGCACACCCAACCATCAAAGGCACAGCAACAAATCCTTCACTGTCAGATGCTACCATCAACATCAACGGTGCTAATGTTGTGTTAGGCCAAACAGTAACCACAGCCGCATCAGCGATCAACTCTGCGGGAATTTCAGGCGTGGCAGCTGCGGCGGTAGATGGCAAATTAGAAATTTACGCGATACCACTCGCAACAGGTGATGACTCTTCGACAGCCGCTGTGGCTCGTTCGATCATAATCACAAGCGTTGGTGACTCAACAGTGGACGGATGTTCACTGCTTGGTATCACATCGGGCAGATACTACATCCCGAAAGTGTTCATCGGTCAGCACACAGAAGATCATGGATTTAGATCAAGCGATTCAAGATCAAGACCAACCGGTTCGATTTGGATCCAAACAACAGAGCCTAATTCGGGCGCATCTATTTCACTCAAAAAATACAACTCGACCACAGGCGTGTTCGAATCATACTCAGCTCCTGTGTACAAGACACAAGAGCAAGCACTACAACAGTTGGACAAAATCGGCGGTGGTTCTAATCTAACAACAAACAGCCACTTCGTTCAAGTCAACTCAGGTGAGTCAGAATGGGATGATTCAACAGCAGATTCGGGCGAGTTAATTGATTATGTGTTATGGAAAAGATCGGTTGGTGTTGGTTCATCAACTCAGATAGTATCCAATAAGATTGCTACAAAGTCATCTGCATTTACAAATGGTGGCACTGTCACAATCAAAATGGCTGAAACAACGATCGATAGTTCTGCAACTTCAAACACAGCATCGAACAAATTAAACGAAAAAACTGTTTCCATAGGCAGTTCAGCCACAGATGCGGACGATTTCGTAGCGGCTGTATCAGCTGCGGGATTCCAACACATCACTGCTTCATATGATTCAAACACAAAGAGAATCACACTGAAACATGCCAAGGGTGGTAACATCTATTTCACAGACAACGACACAGTGATGAGCGACTTAGGATTTAATTCCACATATGCTAACTCATATGGTGGTAATTCAGATCTATCCCAAGAGAAGATCGCAAATCTTTACACAGCTCCAGCTGGAGACAAGGATGATTTCTCAACCATACTGGGCGGTTCATACTCATTCGTTGCATCAAACTGGGCACCTGTTGAAAACAGACCAGACTCTGGAACAACATTCACAGCAATCCAATCCACAACAGAACCAACCAAAGATCCAGCAAGCGGTCAATCATGGTACAACACCACAGTTGACGAAGTGGACATCTTGATCCACAATGGAAGTGCATGGACTGGTTATCAAAACGTATCATCAGATGCGAGGGGATTTGACCTATCGAACACAGATCCAAAAGGTCCAATCATTTCTGCCACAGAGCCAACTCTGCAGTCAGACGGTACAGCACTTGTTGATGGTGATTTATGGTTAGACACTGCAGATTTGGAAAACTATCCAAAGATTTACAGATACGATTCATCACAGTTGAATGGACAAGAATGGGTGTTGATTGATAATTCAGATCAAACATCTCAGGATGGCATACTTTTCGCTGATTTCCGTTATCATGTGAACGGCACGCTCGATGTTGTGCAAAAAGAATCATTGATCACAGACTTGTTGACTTCAACATATGTTGACATAGACAAGCCAGATCCAGCATTATATCCAAAAGGCATGCTTGGATTCAACCTAAGAAGATCAGGTTACAATGTCAAGAAATTCGTCAAAAATTGGTTCACAAGAACTAACTTTGCAGACACAACCACATACCCAACACTACCAAGTGAAAAGGATGCATGGATCACTGCATCAGGTTTGAAGAACGATGGTTCACCATACATGGGCAGAAAAGCACAGAGAAATATGATCGTGCAGGCGATGAAATCGACTGTGGAATCAACCACAGAGTTGAGAGAAGAGCAAAGAGAATTCAATCTACTTGCAGCTCCTGGTTATCCAGAACTGATTTCAAACCTTGAAACGCTAAACGCAGACAGAAAAGAAACTGCGTTCGTGGTAGGTGACTCACCATTCAGATTAGCACCAAACTCGACTGCGGTAACAAACTGGGCAAATAACTCAGCGGGTGCGGCAGACAACGGTGAAGATGGTTTATTGACAACCAACTCATTCACAGGTGTGTTTTATCCATCAGGGTTCACAACAGATCTCACAGGAGAATCAGTTGCTGTTCCACCATCACACATGATGTTGAGAACAATCGCACTGAATGATCAAGTGGCATTTCCATGGTTTGCACCAGCAGGTGTAAGACGTGGTGTGATCGACAACGCTTCATCAGTGGGTTACATCGATGCGGAAGGCGAATTCACAACAACAGCAGTGTCAGAAGGCTTAAGAGACTCATTGTACTCTGTGCATATCAATCCGATTTCATTCGTGACAGGCGCAGGTTTGTTAAACTTTGGTCAAAAGACAAGACAACTGACTGCTTCAGCATTGGATAGAATCAATGTAGCAAGATTGGTTGCGTTTGTTAGATTGCAGTTGGACAAAATAACTCGTCCGTTCATATTTGAACCAAATGACGCACTGACAAGAAACGAAGTCAAGCAAGCTATCGAATCGTTCTTCTTAGAACTCACAGCACAGAGAGCTTTATACGACTTTGCTGTGGTGTGTGATGAAACAAACAACACACCATCAAGAATTGACAGAAACGAACTGTATATTGATGTTGCGATTGAACCTGTAAAAGCAGTTGAATTCATCTACATACCAGTTAGATTGAAGAACACAGGCGAGATAGCGGAGTTAGGCCTTTAAAGGTATAAGTTAAAAAAGGAAATAATGAATAGTAAATATTCGTACTAGGAGAAAAACAAAATGGCAGTATCAACACTATCAAAATTTACAGTACCACTAGCAAGTGATCAATCAGCAAGTTCACAAGGCTTGCTAATGCCAAAACTTCAATATAGATTCAGAGTGGTTCTTGAAAACTTTGGTGTTTCAACTCCTAGATCTGAGTTAACAAAGCAAGTGGTTGACATCACAAGACCAAACATATCTTTTGATCCTATCACTATCGATGCTTACAATTCGAGAGTTTACATGGCGGGCAAACACACATGGGAGCCTATCACACTCAACGTGAGAGACGATGTAAACAACGAAGTATCAAAACTTACTGGCGAGCAGTTACAGAAACAGTTCGATTTCTTCGAACAGTCAAGTGCGGCAGCGGCAGGAGATTACAAATTCACTTCAAGAGTTGAAGTGTTGGATGGTGGCAACGGTGCCAACACTCCAAACATATTAGAAACTTTTGAACTGTATGGTTGTTATCTTGAAAATGTACAGTATGGTACTTTGGCTTACGCAACTTCAGAACCAGTGCAGATCACAATGTCGATCAAGTATGACAATGCGATCCAAACTCCAAGAGGCACAGGTATTGGTTCAGCAGTAGCAAGAGCTATCGGAACAGCGGCTACAGGTTCTTAATACCCTCTCTTTTTAGTCCAATAAATACAACAGTATGAACTGGCGTAATAATTTCCTTCAGAACCTCTTGGGCGGTGACACCCTCAAGGATTACCAACACGCGGCGAGGCTGTACACGGATGATCTTTTCCGATTAGCACCCAAGTCTAAATTCCTTTACCATGTTGTGTTTGAATTTTCAGCAGGCAACTCGTTGAGCGGTTCACAAAAAAATGAATTAGGCATGATTGTGAAAAGGTGTGATCTACCACAGTATTCGTTCAATGTTGAAATGAGGAATTCCTACAACTACAAAAATTATGTAACCACGGGAGTTAGTTATCAACCAGTGAACATCACCCTACATGACGACATGGGAGATGTTGCTGTTGCTTTCTTCAAAAACTATTATGGACACTATTATGCTGACACAAACATAGCGGACAACATTTACAAAGGACAAAATGGTTCCTTCAGTGAAAATTATTCCAGCAACAACACCTGGGGTCGAGCTATAGCAAATGATAAACCATTCTTCAATTCTATTTCCATATACCAAATGAACCGACAAAGATTCACGCAGTACAAAATGATGAATCCCATCATCACAGATTACAACAATGGCACCATGGATCAATCAGATGGGGCGGGATTGTCAGAACACACATTTTCTATATCATACAGCGGAGTCAAAGTGGAAGCGGGGGCAGTCAGCAGAGATAATCCTCAAGGATTCGCAACATTCCATTACGATCGATCACCATCACCCAACAAGGGAGGTGCAAATTCTATATTTGGATTGTTAGGCAGTGCGGGTTCGGCTTTGGGATTGTTGAAAGAAGGAAATATTTTAGGCGCCGCATTGGCAGCTGGTAACGTATACCAAAAATTAAAATCGGGCAGAGCAATCAAGGGAGCCAAAGAAGAGATCATCGGCATCGCAAAAGAATCAATTAAAAAAACAGGATCCAATCTGGGAGCAACATCCAAGCCGGGCATCCGTTTCCCTCAAAACGAGAGAAGCAAATCAGCCGAAGCACAGCTCAACAGCACCACACAGGGTTTACCATTGGGATCCAACAAACAACAAAAAGTCAAAGCAGTGGAAACACTGGGCACACAGTTGGCAGTGAAAGAATCACAGATCAAACTGACTCCACAACAGATCAGTCAGTATCTCAATTTAGACACACAGGCCAAGGACAAGTTTACAAAATTTTATTCATTCAGATCACAGAACAACTTGGACTTGGATCAAGTGGACACCGAGTGGAGCAAACTAACCAACGCACAGAAAAGTGTGTACGAAAATCAGGCAATCGCAGATGCAGTCAAGTTGGCAGAGAACGGAATAATTTCATACAACGTAGACCAAGAACTGTATGATCAAATCATATCAACACAGGTAATATCATAATGGCCATATACAAAAACTCACAGGCATCGACCAACTCGCTCAAACCCACAAATCTCGGTGTGCAAAAAAATGATCCACAATCATTGATAGATTACATATCAGGTTTCAACGGTGATAGGTTTTCTTTCGCGGCGGGAGAGTATGATGCAGTCAAAGGTTTTTTCGTAAACAAGGGTTTCGCACAAGTTAGTGCAGAAAGCATAGCGTACATCATCCTTAGACAAGCAAGGGTGGACAATGTTCCAGTGTTCCAGATCATCGATCAACTTGCAAAAACCACTACCTTGGAGTTGAACGAGATCATAGCGGAAATCTTAAACCTTAACAGATTCAAAACGTCAGTGTTAGGATTCAAATCAGCCAGAGAATCACTGAGCCAAGTACAACGCAACATAAAGGTGTAACATGAGACGTTGGGCGAATGGCTTGTTCGAGATGAGTAATCCCGACAAATACGTCGGCAAGAGAACTCCGAGATACAGATCGTCCTGGGAATGGGCATTCATGAGATTCTGTGACAACAATCCTTCCATCACACAGTGGGCATCTGAATCCATACAGATTCCATATCGCAATCCATTGACCGGCAAGAACACCATCTATGTTCCTGATTTCTTCATAGTGTACAACAACAAAAAACAACAACAAGTTGCCGAACTCATCGAAGTAAAGCCCAACAACCAAGCAAAAATGGAATCCATAGGCAAGAATTCACAAAACCAAGCGGCTTACATCGTGAACAGAGCCAAATGGGAGGCCGCCAACAAGTGGGCCAAGGGCAAAGGAATACGTTTCAGAGTTATTACAGAGTCAGACATGTTCAAGTAATTAATAATATGTTTGTAAAAATAAATTCGCAAGAAGACCTCAAATCACACAGAAATTATCGCAAAGATATCACAGAATTTTTAACAGATATTAGGCGCCCTGAAGTCATATCAAATGTGGCGGAAAACATCCAACCAGCACAAGCATTCGACGAGATGTTCACGCAAGAGGAAATAGAATGGATGTATGGGTTTGCGTTTTCAAGATGCTCACACGTAAGGCACAACCCAAACGGAACGATTTTCATATTTGGTAACATGGAGGGCATCTACAAAAAATACAAACAAAAAATAGATGAGATACTGCCGGGTGCAGACAAATCACCAATTGTGGGAGGTAATTTTTTTATAACTCCAGACCAATATGGATTGCACAACGACAGCATGAGGCAAAAAGACTGGGAAGAAGGCCTGGGATGGTTGCCCATAGATGATCCACAGAGATCATATGTGGCATGGCGCAATGTGATAATACCTATATTTGTCACCAGACCAAACATCACAAGCCATGCTGTGTTTTTCAAACAACGGCACATAGATTGGTCACACGTCTACAATCATGGCAACAGAATGACGTCTGCAACGACATACAAGATCGTCGACGACCATTCAACAATAGACTTTTACACGCCCGAAGGCAAGCAATCGGGACAGGACAATCTTAAACCATATGACAAGGCACATTATGATGATTATTTGTACTACACTCCATATGAAAGATTGGCCGGATTGGAACCTGAACTCACATGTGAATGGAAGCCACGATGCCCCATAGTGTTCGACGCATTCCAGCTACACGCAACCAACAAGGGATTCAAAGATCAACAATGGACTCTAAAGATGGGACTGTTGTTGTGTTTCCTCAGAAAAATATAATGAACATAGAACTGAACACACAGCAAGATTTAGAACAACACATCAATTACACACAAAATCATGGTCGCTATCTCACCGACATAGAGCGTGAAGATGTGACAGAGCAGATTAGACAAAACTTTGCTCCAGCACAATGTCATGATGAGATGTTCGATGAACAAGAAATCCAATGGATGCAAGGATTTGCTTTTTCCAAGTGCAGGAAATTGAGGATAAATCCCAATGGCACATTTTTTGTGAGCGGAAACTTGCGGGGAGTCTACGAAAAGTTTGCAGACAAGTTCGAAAAAATTTTGCCGGGCAGTGGAGACAGTCCTGTGGTTAAGGGCAATTATTTCATCACACCCGAGCAGTACGGACTGCACAATGACAGCATAAGGAAAAAAGATTGGACTTCCACATTCGAAAAATTCCCCTACGACCATGAAGACAGGAAATGGGTGCCATGGCGCAACATAGTGATTCCGTTGATGATTTCTCCTGTGGTGGACAACCATGTGGTGTTTTTCAAACAGAGGCATATCAGTTGGTTCAGTGTTTACAATCATGGAGCAGAAAATGTTGGCGATGCAGATTATCCAATCATCACGGATTATTCGAAAATAAATTTCGAAACACTGCAAGGCAAACAAACTGCTGAGCAGAATTTAAAACCTTACGACCCCGGCCACTGGAGTAAGTATCTTAACTACACTCCATACCAAAGGCTCACAGGTCTCACCGAAGAATCGACGGTAGAATGGAAACCAAGATGTCCCATGGTGTTCGATTGCTTCCAACTACACGCAACCAACCAAGGAATTGAAAATAAACCATGGAAGATCAAAATGGGATTGCTGATGTGTTTTTTTAAAAAGGTTAAGTAATAGTATGACAAAGAAGTTAGAAGAAATATTTGATCTTGAAACAACTGATGATACTGAGAGTTTCAGGGAAAAGTTGGAACAGGAACAGGAACAAAAAAATGACAGCGAAGCAAATGCTCTCATCAAGGAAAAGTTAAGTCTTGACAAGATAGATGCCGCCCTACCACAAGTAGACGGTTTGGCAGAAGATTCAGAGATAGACAAGTACGCGGAAGAATCATATCAGTCATACAAGGATCTAATGGATCTGGGCATGAACATAGAGCCACGTTTAGCGGGCAGAATAATGGAAGTTGCATCTTCAATGATGAGCAATGCCATCAATGCCAAAAACATCAAAGTGGACAAAAAACTCAAAATGATCGAACTGCAACTCAAAAAAATGAAGTTAGATCAAGGAAAACCGGACGAAGAAGTGGTTACTGGCACAGGCAGTGTAATAGCGGATCGCAACGAGCTTATAAAACAGATACTCGCAGCTAACAAAGACGATAAATAAAGTTACAATGAAAACATTCAAAGAATTCCTTGCAGAATCAACTAAAACGTACATGGCCAGAGTCAAAATTGCTGGCGAATTACCAGAAAAGTTTGAGAACAAACTCAAGGAAATGATGAAAAAGTATGAAACTGTTAGTTTCAAAAAGTTAACTACAACACCAGTGCAAGAACACCCACACGAGTTTCCGCGTTTGAAAAATCAGGAAGTCAGCATATTCGACATCGAAGCGGCTTACCCTATTTCACATCAGATGCTGGAACAATTGATATCAGATACATTTGGCATTCCGCAAGATCATATCAGAGTGAAACATCCTGCAGACCCTACAGAAACTGAGTCATCGGATGATGGAGAATATGTGACCAAACTGTCAACAGATCCAGAGTACAAAGATGACACAGCGATCGGTAAACCTCTGTATGGTGATGAATACAACATGAGTCTGTTCAAAGAATTGGTAAAAAGTAGAAAAGACTCAGGCAGAGAAGATGTCCAAGGTGACGGTAAAATCGTTGAAATGGGCAAAGAAGAAACTGCTTCTCCTGTTGCTTCAAACAAAAAGTCCTAATAGTTTTATCAAGTAAATATTAGTATGGCGCAAAGTTTACAAGGCAATCTCACCAAAAAAGCACACCAGCGTGTAAAATTTACTGAGAAAGAAATCCTTGAACTCAACAAGTGCATGGATCCAAAGAATGGTCCCCTCTACTTCTGTAAAAATTATTGCATGATACAACACCCCACCAAAGGGTCGATGAAATTTGACATGTTCGAATATCAAGAAGGTCTCATAAAGACATATCATGACAACAGATTCGCCATCGCCATGTTGCCCAGACAAACAGGCAAGACAACCTGTGCGGCCGCATATCTTGTGTGGTACGCCATGTTCGTGCCTGACTCACAGATACTGATCGCCGCTCACAAGTTCACAGGTGCCCAAGACATCATGAACAGAGTTAGATACACCTATGAAGCACTGCCAGACTTTTTGCGAGCAGGTGCTTATTCATACAATAGGAACACCTTAGAGTTTGACAACGGATCAAGGATCAAAGCGACCACCACAACAGAAAATACAGGTAGAGGTATGTCACTGTCTGTGATATACTGTGACGAGTTCGCATTCGTTAATCCACCAACCAAAGCCAGGGAGTTTTGGACTTCATTGGCACCCACACTGTCGACTGGTGGTAAGTGTATCATCACATCCACCCCCAACTCAGACGAAGATCAATTCGCACTGATATGGAAGGAAGCCAACAAGAGATTGGATGAATATGGCAACGAGCAACCTGTGGGCAAAAACGGATTCGCGGCGTTCAAGGCTTCTTGGCGTGAGCACCCTGAACGTACAGAACAATGGGCCAAGGAAGAGCGAGCAAGGATAGGCGAAGAAAGATTTAGACGAGAACACGATTGTGAATTTTTGATATACGATGAAACACTCATAAAGCCGATCAAACTCGCAGAACTGGAAGGCATAGAGCCTTTGGAGAGACATGGACACGTGAGATGGTATGACAAGGTGGCAAAGGGCAAAGCATACATCGTGTCATTGGATCCTGCAATGGGGACTGGTGGCGACAATGCCGCCATAGAAGTGTTTCAGTTGCCCGAGATGAAACAGATAGCAGAATGGCAACACAACGCCACTCCCATCCAAGGACAGGTAAGGATACTGCGTCAAATAATAGAACACATAGCAGATGATCTTAGAAGCAAAGGAATAGTACAACCGGAAATCTATTATTCTATAGAAAACAATTCTATAGGTGAAGCGGGATTGGTGGCCATATCAGACATGGGTGAAGAAAACATACCCGGACAGTTCCTGTCAGAGACCATCAAAAAAGGACACGTGAGAAGGTTCCGTAAAGGCTACAACACCACGCACATCAGCAAGGTCAGTGCATGTGCCAAACTCAAACAGATGGTGGAAAACGATTCCATGACCATAAAGTCTAAGAATCTCGTCAGCGAACTCAAGAATTTCGTGGCCAGTGGCAATTCTTTCTCAGCCAAACCAGGAGAGCACGACGATTTAGTGATGTCTACGCTGTTAGCAGTGCGTATGGCCACAACTATAAGCAGTTGGGATCAAAAATTGTTCGAAAGATTGCGTGATTCAGCGGAGGAAATCACAATGCCAATGCCTATATTGATAAGCGGTTTGTAGGTAAATAGTGTTATGGATCTTAATGTAGTTGCACAGGACCTTTTCGACGAACTAAAAAGCAGATTTTCTAACCTGACACTGGGCGATAACAAGGCTCAAACCACGACAGACCCACAATCAGCAAGATTTTTCAAGTTTGATTGGAACGACAATGCTGTTTCGATCAGCATAGATGAAGAAAATTTACGCCTAATCTACAACAAATCACTCACAGACTCTATAGAACAAGCACAACAGCAGGAATGGTATGACTTTGCTCGTTTCATGCGTGAATTTGCAATCAAACACAACATAGGATTTAAACCCCAAGACATAGAGAAAGTCGACTTAGAACAAGGGGACTTTGAGTTCCTTTCTCAAGTAAATACAGTACAGGAAAGCAAAATGCACGGAACACCCAAGACATCATACGACAAATTAGACAAAACCAAGATGATTATCCGCCACACCAAGCAGGTGGATGAGACCATACCGGGAGCGAGATCGAGAAACATCGAATGCATATTCATAGAAAATGCACAGGGTGAGAGATTCCGTTTCCCATACAACTATTTGCAAGGCGCCAGAGCAATGATGATGCACGTGGCCAAGGGCGGAAACCCATACGACGAAGTGGGCGAGTCCATAGTCGCAAAAGTTGACGAGATCAAAGCATTAAGAAATTTAAGCCAATACACCATCAGGCAAGGACTGTTGGATGAGACCACTGCTCCTTACATAGAAGCGGCCAAAAATAAAATTGGCGAAAACAAAAGAATTCTTGCACAGCTTTCAAAATCTCACACATACGAGTCAACGCTGGAAGACCTTAATTCTGCAGTGACAGACTTGTCCGAAGAACAAATCAACGAACTGAAACAAAAATTCACCAAAGAAACATTTGACGATTCCATCATGGATGCGTTCAAGCATTTACCAATTTCCGAATTGAAGCCAGATGACGCCACAGCACAGATGGACGAACCAGATGTGATGAAACTGCCACAGGCATCCACAAGATACAAATCGTATGTCGATGCATGGGTCAACAATCCAGATTCTAAATTGATCCTCAAGAAGGATGATTCATACGACGAATTCATCAACAATCAAAGAGCACAGATGAAAGACACTGATCAAAAATTGTCAGCCATCATGCGTGACATAGCAACAAGATTTCTTTCTGCCAACCCGGAAGATGATGCGATTGTCAACTTTGCTTCAGACATGGATCAAGAAATTTCAAACGCAGGAGAACTTTTCAACAAACCAAATCCTGAATTGAAACAACTCAAAGGCACTGCGATCAAATTAGCAAACAAGTATTTGCAGGACATGAAAAGAATTAAAATAGATGACACACACAAGAGTGAAGTTAGAAAATCTCCGGAAGACATCAAAGCATTCAAAAACATAAAAGGCCAAGACATTGCCAAAGGCAAATTGGCCAAGGCATACAAAAGAAAATACAAAGATGAATCAGAGCAGTTTGAGGCATGGATCAATGCCCACACAACGGCTTTAGACTTTTTATTAGAAGACGAACAGATTGAACGTTCAGATTATCAAGATGCGTTCGGAGGAGAAAAATAAAGATGAAATTATTTGAATTTTTCGGCCAATTAGAAGTCACAGAAGCACCCAAACGATTTCCAGACGGCCACTACACTCACACACCTGGCGCACTTGAAGTGATGCCCACACAGGACAAGACACTGTGGGCAGATGCAGGCGAACTGCCCAAAAAATTTAATGTCACCAAGATGAAGATAGCCATCTATGACGAACAAGATGATGAAGATCCTTACAGTTATGGCAACGGTGGACTGTTAGTTTACCACAATGCAGGCACATGGAAGATGTATACAGATGATGTGACTCGTGTGCAGATTGCTGATTATCTGGGCATTGCAAACAAAGACATTGACTTTTCAGAACAGGGCATGCAGGATGAAGAATACATGCACTTTGACATTGAAGACGATGCAGTGGCACAGTTGATTGACAAAGGTGCTTTCAAATTGGAAGAATCTACCACAGAAGATGACATGAGCACAGGTGTTGTGCAAGTGGGCAAAAAAGGCAAGACCAGAAGAGCCACAGGCATTGATGACAACCCCTATGATCACAATGAAGGTGAAGATCAAACAGCATTGGCAAATGCCGCACTGTGGAACATGAAAGACATTTATCAAACCATAATGGCTGGTGAAGCTCTGTCAGAAGATGACATGTTCTCATATGGAGACCTTGTGCAATATTTAGAACAAGCAGACATGCCTGATCATTACAGCAAGTTTTGGGACTTGGTCACAGATGCTATTAACTCAGCAGGTGGATTTGGTGGACAAGGTAGTGAACTTCGAGTGGACAAGAACATTGCACCACAGATCAAAACACTCTACCAACAATTCAAGGCCGCCACAGCAAAAATCAAAGGCGTCAAAGAAGCATACCAATTAGATAACGCAGACAAACAGGTTTTAGCTAAACTGGAGAAAGAATATGAAGGTTACAAATCAATGTGGACTAATGCCAAGGATTTAGATGACAAAAAGATGTATCAAGAACGTTTGAGAGATCTTTTTTCTATGATAAGGCAAGTCAAAGGCGAAATGAAATATGGCATAGACACAGCACTTCAAGATGAACTGTCAGATATGTATGATGAACTCCCAGTCAGCAAAAAATCACCCAAAGAAATTGACAACGGTTGGAATTTTAGAATAAGTGATGTTAAGGATACCCCAATGCCATCGCTCATGAGAAATTATTATCAACCACATATAACTCAAGCACTTAGAAAAGCGGCAGGATTTCCTGAAAGTGCTTATGTCTACTTTGATGATGCTGATTTGGTATATGGCTCCAAAACTGTATGGCCTATGTGCGGAGTTGACGACAAATGCACATTTGGTGATGCTGTCAAGGCACTCAAGAAGTTTGCCAAATCTAATCCTTCTGAGGGAGAAAGTCATTTCAAAGAAGAACTGGGTGCAGACAAAGAAGCACAAATCAAAGCCTGGGCCAACAAGTATAAAAAATACGAAGCCGACAATGGCGACCCACTGCCAGCAGGTTTCTTAGAGAATCATTTGAATACTGGGGTGCCAACTGACTCAATCGAAGCAGGTGAAGTAAAAAAATATGCTGACAAATATGGAGATGATGCGTTAGGTGATTTAAGTATGGAACAGGTGCATGATAACCCAGATGAATTTCCTATCACAAATGCTTTCCTTAAAGATCTTGAAAAAATCTTTGGCTACATTCCACATGGGGACGAAGTAGAAGAAATTGCTGACGTGTTAAGATACTATGATGGACCCAAAGGCATCAAAGAAGATGATGTAGATGCCGTTTACCCAGGCACAGGCGAAATCTATGGATACACCTGGAACTGTAAAAAATGTGGCACAGAAAATGAATTTTCAATGAGTCGTAAAGACGCACAAGAATACATTGACGAATGGGAAGCAGACAATGAAGATCTGGTAGCAGACGGTGAAACAGGGTCTGCCGCACTGACAGATACATTATCCCAAGGTGAAGACAGTGGATTCCATTATGGTAACAAGTGTGTGAAATGTGGCGCAGAAGCCAAGGATCCATACCAAGAATCCATCAACGATATCCTAAGATTATCAGGCTTAAAATAATTCTTGACAAAAGAATGGTGATGCGTATATAATATGCATTACAGTGATACACAACTATAGGCAACAACAAAGGAGGCTAACATTATGGCAACACTGGCAGAAATAAGAGCAAAACTCCAAGCTCAAAACTCTAAACCATCAGGTGAAGGGCAAATTGGAGACAACGCAATATATCCACACTGGAACATCCCAGAAAATTCAGAAGCAGTGATTCGTTTTTTACCAGACGGTGATAAGAACAACACATTCTTTTGGACAGAGCGAGCAATGATCAAATTACCATTCAACTCTGTGAAGGGTGATGCTTCATCAGGTCCCGTACAGGTACAAGTGCCTTGTATGGAAATGTATGGTGATGCATGTCCAATTCTCGCAGAAGTGAGACAATGGTTCAAAGACAAATCATTGGAAGACTTGGGCAGAAAGTATTGGAAGAAGCGTTCGTACATATTCCAAGGTTTCGTGGTATCATCTCCACTGCAGGAAGATGCTACTCCAGAAAATCCAATCAGACGTTTCATCATTGGTCCACAGATTTTCAATATAATAAAATCTGCACTGATGGATCCTGAGATGGAGGATCTACCGACTGACTACACCAGAGGAGTTGACTTCAGAATCAACAAGACCACAAAAGGTGGTTATGCGGATTACTCAACATCCAAATGGTCAAGAAAAACGTCTCCACTGACCGAAGAACAGAATGGTGCTATCGGCACACACGGATTGTATGATCTATCCGACTTCCTACCCAAGAAACCAACAGAAGTTGAAATCAAGGTCATGGAAGAGATGTTCAGGGCATCAGTGGATGGTGAGCCCTATGACGCAGAAAAGTATTCACAATACTTTAGACCAGCAGGATTAAAAGCACCTGCCACAGGCAGTGGAACCACAGCACTTCCACAAGGAGAAGCAGTGAAAACTCAAACTGCACAACCAACTGTGACTGCGACACCCGAGCCTGCTCCACAGCAAGAAACTGCACCAGCACCAACCGGTGGTGGTAATTCCAAAGCAGAAGACATCCTTGCGATGATCAGAGCAAGACAACAAAAGTCATAATACCATAGGGGGCAGAAATGCCCCCATTGACACATTTATGATAATCACATATAATAAGCAAAAGGAATTAACACATGGTCAAACCGTTTGATGTAACAAAATTTAGAAAGTCTATCACAAAATCGATCGATGGACTTGGAATAGGATTCAACGATCCAACAGATTGGATTTCAACAGGCAATTATGCACTGAACTACTTGATATCAGGTGATTTCAACAAGGGCATTCCCTTGGGCAAAGTAACTGTGTTTGCCGGCGAATCTGGTTCTGGCAAATCATATATTTGTTCCGGTAACATCATCAGAGAAGCACAAAAGAATGATATTTTTGTGATCCTGATTGATTCAGAAAATGCACTGGACGAAGCATGGCTACAAGCGATAGGCGTGGACACATCCGAAGACAAACTGTTGAGATTAGGCATGAGCATGATCGATGATGTGGCAAAGACCATATCAAACTTCATGAAAGAGTACAAGGCAGATTATGGTGATAAAGATCCACAGGAAAGACCCAAAGTATTATTTGTTTTAGATTCACTGGGCATGATGCTGACCCCAACGGACGTTGATCAGTTTGAAAAAGGTGACATGAAGGGCGATCTGGGTAGAAAACCCAAGGCACTCACAGCACTAGTTCGTAACTGTGTGAACATGTTTGGTTCCTACAATGTGGGCATGGTGGCAACTAATCATACATATGCATCACAGGACATGTTTGACCCAGATGACAAGATATCAGGCGGGCAAGGATTCATTTATGCATCATCAATTGTGGTAGCAATGAAAAAATTAAAACTCAAAGAAGATGAAGACGGCAACAAAGTCACTGACGTGAGAGGTATTCGTTCAGCCTGCAAGGTCATGAAGACTCGTTTTGCAAAACCATTTGAAGGAGTGCAGTTAAAAATTCCTTATGAAACAGGCATGGATCCATATTCAGGACTATTAGATCTATTCGAGAAAAAAGGCCTTATTTCACAGTCAGGCAACAGATTGAAATATATAACAGCAGACGGAAAGGAAATATTGGATTACAGAAAAAACTGGGGCAAGGACAACTTAGAAATTGTCATGTCTGAGGTAAGTAATTCGATTACAAAGGAGCAAGCAGAACAAACTGCTGTTGATACTGACGATGGAGACACAGATGTTGATTGATGTTTGGGGGTTGATAAAAGCCTACGTTCCAGCCAAAGATAAATCTGTAGTGGCGGAAAAATTCGTGGACATTGCCATGGACAATGGTGTCGACGATGAGGAACTGAAGGAACTTTTAGGCCACGATGATGATTTGGATGAAGCAATACGCTACAACCTTGACATCGAAGAAGATCAAGAAGACTACGAGGATGCATGAACTGGTTCTCACAAGTAACCCAGGACATTTCTAAAATACCAGATGCGATTGCTTATTATGAAGCAGAACTTGACAAAGCCTCTGCAGAAGTAAAACTTCACGGTAATCTGGAAAAACAATCAGCGGCAATGCCGGGCGTGGTGGAATCAAGATTCCGTCAACTGCAAGAGATAGAGGGAATCCTCAAACATCTCGAAATACAATTACGCAAACTCAAGACCAAACACTACAAAAAGTATTTGGAAAACTATCAACGAGCACTGACGTCACGCGATGCTGAAAAATACGCAGAAGGCGAAGATGAGGTGTGCGATTACGAATCAATCGTCAACGAATGGGCACTGCTACGCAACAAGTGGTTGGGTGTGATCAAAGCACTGGATCAAAAACAGTGGCACATCACCAACATAGTCAAGCTAAGAGTTGCTGGCATGGAAGACGCTAATCTGTAAAGGAATAGCCAAATTGTTTGATATCTTTCTCAAACAATCTCGACACTGCCCTGTATGAATTTTCATTGTACAGTTTTTTCCATCTAAATGTGTTGCCATAATTTGTGATGTTAGTCACAGGTAAAGGCACATGACAACCAACAATCTCCTGGATAATTTTCCAATCCTTGTGTATGTTTTCATATCTAATTGCAATACCTTTGAAGTCATCGCCAACAAAATTTGATTGGGCAATACTTTTAAGGGTCATGACATGAGAAGCGTTCCTGAATTTGCTTTTGCTGAACACATAGTTAAAGTAAACCGATACAAACTGTTCAAAACCTTCTGATAAAATTTCTAACTGTGGTTCTATAAAAGACAAATTAGTTTTTCTTTTGGTTTTTTTATCCAGCATCTGTTGGACAAAGTAATACCAAGATACCGCTCGTTGATAAGGGTTCCTTACCACACAAAAAACATTGTCTTGCCAATCCAATGGTAAAGCAGAAATGTGTTGGTGCCTCTGACCATCATATTGATAATTGGTATTTTGTTCTATCCATCGGCTGATTGATGTGCCAGCGTTCTTTGGAAGATGGATGAATGTGAGTTTGTCCTTGATTCTATATGCCATGTGCAAAATAATTATCCGTCATGCACAACCAACAGTGTTTTTTTTGCACAACTGACCCATTGTATTAACACTGTATTTTATGATTTTTCTGTCATAAATTAGTATTGACTTAAACACAATAAAAAAGGACAGACAATGAAATTATTATTCAAATTACTAACATCAATTCAAAAGTTACACAGAATTGGTGCTGAAAAAAACACAGACAAGGCGTTCAAATACGTTTACTAATATGTGGATTTACACAACAGACGAATTAGATTTTATTAATGGAAAGAAAGGACAATAAATGTACAAAGCATTTGAACATACTGCAAGAAGTCTTGGTCAGTTTACTCGTTTTATCAATAGTTTTTTTAGTGATAACAACGAAAACATTATCAATTTTTGCAGGACAGAATACGGAACTGATTGGCAGTGGGCGTATTCAACATATCAAAAACAAGGCAGATTCCCCAATCACCTTGACTCAATGAAAGAAGTAGCATAATGAAAACTCTCAGAGCAATACTCGAATGGTTCACTCCACAATCCAAACGTGATTGGGTGGAATCATATCTTGCTCAGTCAGTAGACATCTACGATTTAGAAGCAAGACAGCGTGAACTCGCAAGAAAAGGCATCTACTAAATGATGCTATACGACGTGAAAGAATGGGCAACGATGTTTAGAGTGTCAAGACTCTATCTTCGTGCTCTACGCCGTAAAAAACAACAAAAAACACGCCAAGAATCCTACCATATAGGTGCTTACAGACTTGATCACAAAGTATTAGACGCATCTCGTTTTACTCCATATCACCACTATTAATCCACAATTTTTTTAATTCAATTTGTAGACTTTTATCAAATAATTTGTTAAAATACTTGTATCCAAAATAGAGGAGAACATTAATGTTTAGTAAATTGTTATCAGGTGTTGATAAGACACTTGTGAGAAACTTAGTAATTTTACACACGCTGGTTATTGCGGTGTCGAATTATCTTGTTACGATCAGATTTAATCTGTTTCCAGGAGCGGATCTTCCGTTGTTCGGAGAATTTCCATTAGCTGCGGCGGCGTTCACATTTCCGATTGTCGTAGTAGCGACCGACTTGACAGTTAGATTGGTTGGCAAGCAGGCCGGCAGAGCTGTCGTGGCACTTGCCATCATTCCAGCCATCGTGGCTTCAGTGTTAGTGCTGTTAGCACTCGGTGACGAACACGCATACAGAGTGGGTATCGCATCAGGTACTGCTTACGCAGTGGGCACAATGCTTGACGTGTATGTGTTCCAGCACATCAGAGAACGATGGACAGAAGCATGGTGGGCTGCACCAGCACTATCAACCATCGTGGCCAACATCATTGACACCTACACTTTCTTTTACACAGCGTTTTATCCGCAACCATGGGTGGGACCAGTGGCGTTCAACAATACGCTCACAAAGATTGTGGTGGGATTAATTGTGTTCCTACCAGCATATGGTGTGTTGCTTAAAGCAATCGCAAAAAAACTAAAATAACAATCAATCAGGGGGTGCGTTGACACCCCCACAATTCTCATATATAATATCATAACATGAACACAGTAAAAAAACCAGAAATCATTGTCATCGAAGACGACGGTTACTGTGATTAATGCCGGCGTAGCTCAGTTGGTAGAGCAGTTGATTTGTAATCATCAGGTCCGCGGTTCGAGTCCGTGTGCCGGCACCAACGTTGGGGGATTAGCTCAGCTGGGAGAGCGCCTGATTTGCATTCAGGAGGTCAGCGGTTCGATCCCGCTATCCTCCACCAACAAAAGGAAATAAAATGAAAATGTATAACAGAGAAAATATGATACAGGCTCTCAAAGAACACGCCAAAGGACACATAGCCAAACATGCAATGAATGTTGAAGTGTATCTAAAAAACTCGGCAGGAGTTGGAGAACATCCTGACGTGTTAGAGGCAATCGAAAAAGAACTCAAAGTCATAGCAGAATATGATGATCAACTTGAAATAATAAAAAAATACTTTGAATAAAATTATAAAATTCTGGAAGGAATCTTACACATCCAATCCCACAGCATTTTGGATTGAAATGTTTTCCGCCATATGCGTGATGACAGGATCCGCAATATTGACTTACACTGTTTTGGCACCAAGGCCCGACATATTCGTGCCATTCTATTTTTTAGGCAGTGTCACAAGTTTAGTAGCGGCTGTGATGAGAAAAGCGGCTTGGATAGTTGTACTGACGGGATGGTTCTCGACAATGAATATAATTGCTTTGTATCAACTTTTTGTGTTATAATACTAAAAAATAAGCACATAGAGGTCTCACACTGTGTTTTTAGAGACCGGGCTTGGTGTTTGCACCCAGCAAAAAAGTGCTTGATCTATTCGGAAGGATGGCTGAGTGGTTGAAAGCACCGGTCTTGAAAACCGACAAGGGGGCAACTCCTTCCTGGGTTCTAATCCCAGTCCTTCCGCCAGCGTTCCAGTGATTGGTGGGCCTTTAGCTCAGTTGGACAGAGCGTATCTTTGCGGAAGATAAGGCCAAAGGTTCGAATCCTTTAAGGCCCACCAATCACTAATAAATTTCACCGTCGTGTTTTTGGTAAAGTATGTATGATGACTCTGGACGCCACTCGAAACCACTGTCCTGAAGTCTTATGCTGTAAACGTACTGCAAAAGATCACCCGTCTTGAACAGAAAATCCTTTTCAACCTCTAACGAAGTGTACCATTCACTGTTTGTGTGTCGATGAAATGTCGGCACGGTCATTTTACGCTTCCTTTGGTACAGACGATTTATTGCCCTATTGGTTATGTCATGAGTGATGTAAAGTATTTGGAATCCTTTTTGTCTTGCCCACTGCACTTGTTTCTCGCCCATGATCAAACCAGCATGAGAGAATCTATATGGTTTTAGGATGTGATATCTGCAAACCCTAACAGCAATATCAGGATCATTTGTGTAGTGTGACTTTTCCGCGGCACTGATGGATGCCAGTTTATCGTCCACAAAGAACATCCATGTTTCTATGTTGGGGTCATCACAGTTGTATTTCTTATGAGATAGGCTGGTGCTTCCTTCATCAAATGTTTTTTGTCTGAAGTCTTCAATCAGGGAGCGATGTGCTTCTGGGTTATCACTGTAGAGTTTTATGTAATAATTTTCCATCGTAAACATATTTTATAACATCATCCCAGGTGCAATTGTCAAAAGAGAAACTTATCTGAAAGAATTTTCTTTCTATTCCCTTGTCGTACACACAGTGCAAAACATTGGAATTCACGATGGTAGGACAGACATATGTGTGTTCGTATATCGTATTCATGTCTTCTTTGTTGTCTAAAAAAGATATGGTGTAATTTTTCGGCTGTATGGGGAACATCAATATCGCATCTCTGCCAACATCGACGTGGGGTTTCAGCCACTCATCTTTGTACTTGTACATCAACCAACCAATCAATGGTTGAGTCATGATGTCCTGATTGATCAAATCAAAGATGTGTTTGACTTCTGGTTGATCGCAAGGCACTTCCCAACATTTCACTCCATAATTTTTGTTGTCATGGCTGGGGTTGGACTGACAGGCTTGCCAAAGCTTTTGTTCGTCATATAAATTTGAAAGTTGGGGCAGTTCTATGACAAAATCATTGTACATAGAAAAATTAAAGTGTGATCAACCCACCGCTGTTGTAAGTGTTGACTATCCCTGCCCAGTCAGAACAATCATCGTAACCAAAATACAAGGAAATTTGGAAAGTTGTTTTGGCAGCCGTGGATGGTAGACAATGTGGAATTTTACTGTTCAAAAGAGTAGGACACGTGTAGGTATGGGTGTGCAAAACATTATACTCATATGGAGTTGTGTTCTCATATGATCTGAAAAAGAAATTGTTGTCGCCTTCCCATTTATCGGTGAATTGGATATCGTAAGATGAAGGAACAATTGGGTAAATTAAAACAACCAATCTGTCTGTGTCGATGTGTGGGCGTACCCATTTGTCTGCTTCCTTTTCTACTAACCATACTTCAGGATAAGCTGTCATGTGTGCAGAATTAAACTTGCTGATGACCGTTTCGCTTTTTGAGTTGTCGGTGATCAAATACCATCTTTGGCCATCCCATGCAGAAGTGTATTCCGGATCAACCACATCAACCTTGGCAGATTTCATTGCGAGTACTTCTGCCGGAGTCGGCAATAAATCTATAAGTTGTGGTAACTCGATCACATAATCGTTAACAATAGGACTTTCAATCGACATTCATTTTCTCCTTAATATGTTCATACAAAAATGTATCAACATAATGCTCATGAACCTGTGGTGCATGATGCTTCTGTTTGTATTTATGTACATTTAATTGGTCGCTTATCCTATCGAATACTGATAAAATATCCCAATCAACTGTGCGTTTGGCTATGTTTTCGAATAATGGATCATGATGTTCTATAATATCGCTGTCAAAAACGCTATTTCCTATGAACGGTTCTGCAAGATCGTCAGTGGGGAACCAAGCATTCCTAAAATTTAATTCAGAATCCAACCCGTCTTGGCCTTTTCTAAAATTACTGTGATGATGTCTTGTGTTCCAAAAATAGAAAACATTTTTATAGTCTTTAAGGAACACATCGATGGTTGTAACATGCTTGATGACGTTGTAATACAATGCTTGTTCATGCCACATGTGTCGCATCATCCATTCGACCGTGTCCTTCTTAAGATCATTATCATACACACATGATCTTAATCGATATCTTATGATATCCCGGATTTTATTATATTCTTTTCTATCATTTGTCACAAACGAATATTTAGAGCAGTTGGGTAGATAGACAATGATGATGTCATCCAACGGAAATTTCTTAGGTAAAAAATTAAAAAGCACACTGTCACAAACCAACTGCAAAGATCCTCCCGACACAGCATGATTGTTCACAGTCTCGATGTTGAACTTTTTTGCAAGGTAATAAGGAAAAGTAGTCTTGCTGGGTTGTGAATCTACACCTATAGTGCAGTTTGGTTGCTCATCTCCCCATACATTAGAATCTCCAAAACAGTGTATTTGCATCATTTGATCCTTTCTGTTTTCATATCATTCACAATGGTATGAACATTGGGATTGCTTTTTAAAATATTTAAAAATTTTATTTCTGCTTGTTTTTGTTTTGACAGTGGCATCCATTTGCTAGCGGGCTGGTATCTAAAAACGTTTGACGTGTAGGCCAAGGTCGGCTTGTTTAAAATATTAATTTCTTGATCCACCCATATATTTTGTTCTATATAATTCACGCTACCCAAGTCGTAGGGTTTGACCATGCGTTGAATGTAATTGATAATTTTTTCCAAATATGGGTTTGTGTCGATGGCTTCAAAATCTTTAGATTTGATCCAAGGATATTCTCTCAGAAATGCGGAAAGTGTGTGTTTGACATCATATCCGAATGTTGGCAATTTTTCTAATACCCATTTGCAATATAATAATTGTATGTGGCTGTTGTCAAAGATTTGCCAATCCTTGCATTGGGGATTTTTGTATGACAGTGCCAATATATAGTAGGGACTGGCTATGCCAAAGTACTGTTCAACATCAGTGGGCATTTCATCCGCCATCTTCTCTAAAGGTTCGTTACAAAATGCATAACTTTCTGTCATGAACAGAGCCGGATAAAACCATTCTGTCCCTCCATATAGATAATACTTGTGTTTTCTTTCAAGGCTGTTGAATGCAGACATGTTCAGTTTTTGATGGGCGAACTCCGATATCAATTGAGAACCAAGGAACATGCCATCCACAGGAATATTGTAAGGTTGTGCAAGTGAATTCTGATCCGCCTTGATCCACTTTGGTGTGTAATCGTGGTGAATGTTTCCGGGATCTCTCTCAATAGCACATGCTTTGTCTTTGACGGATTTTCTAATGTGCGGACTGCCGGCCTGCTTCCATTTTTCTGAATCAATCACAAAAACTTGATCATGTATTTCATAATATCCACGCTTGTGTAATATGTGTCCAACCAATGCAAGATTTTCTTGGGCCATCCTGTCAATGATGTAACTGAAGTTGTACCACTCTATGTAATTTCCGATCGAAGAAACGAAAACATATTTGTGCTTATCAAAATGGGTCATGGCCTCATCATATGAAGCAACAGTGTATATGGCCATCTCCGGAACTTTGGTTTGGAGTTCATAAATCATACTGCTGGTATAATTTTGGCAAGCACCGATTTCGAAATGGTCTCCTTGTTGGTTTAAGTTTTCAACAACAATAAGACAGGTCTGGTGTATATGCTGAGATTTTTTCATCTAATGCTTCCTTGTTGTTCCATGGGTTGTTCGAATATGCGAATTCGTCGTGATCTAAATAATTCTTTTCTAACAATTTGATTTTAGTGTATTCAGTGTTTAAGGGCAACCATTTTGCATGGATGATCATATGGATCCTTGTTTCATTGCTGTTATTGTGTACATAATGGAAGTATCTATTGTTGAAGAAAAATGCGGCGCCATTTTCAAAAGGTACTTCATTGTAATGATCCTTGTACACCTGCCTCATGTAACAGCCTTGCGGATGTTTGATTGCTATGTTCATGGCATCGTCGACGACTGTGTGTCCTAAAATCTCGTTGGGTTCTTTGTCGTGATGTATCTTGATGTGTCCATCCGGCTCCAAAAACATAAATCTTGCTCTATAAATTTCTGTGTATGGCAAACTTTGTAACCACTCGATAGTTTTTGGACAGTGCTTTTTTGCAAGGTCAGTCCAATGATATTTTGCAGGATCTCCCCAATTGCCGCCAATCGTTATGTACTCTCCCTCACCATAAAGAGTAAACACGTTCCAACCACGACCATCATCCGATCTATGAGGCTCATACATTCTGTTTTCAAGCAAATGACTTGCTTCATCGCAAATATCTAAAACCGGAACTGTGAGATTAACTTTGAGATATGGTATGTTCGAATTCTTTGTCATACAAAACATAATCCTTGTATTTGTCCATAGATTTTTCTAACAGAGCATGATGCCTTGGGATATCCAGTATCCCCGACATGACAATTAATGCTCTTTCGCTCATTTTAAATCCACGATCAGTGCCATGTTCCCACACAGAACCATCATAAACGTATGTGTTGGTTTCATCTGGTAGCACAGGGTAAATTTTGGTTGCTCCGGAATCCTTGCTCATGTAAAATATCTCATTATCTTTGTCTGTAACTTTGCTCCACCTTATCCTGTATTGTGACGGAGCACTATCTCTGAGATGTGGAGTCATAGTCAATGGCTCATCATAGTGTGGCGGTGTAACGTCGGGTGGTTGCACAAACGCACACTGTCTTATAGATTTGAAAGGCAGTTGGTCGATGAAATCACATATGTGCGGTATTTCACTTTTTGCCCATGCATACCAAGGCGGGTTGCCATCCACATATGTGAACATGTTCATTTTTAAAAACAAAACTTTGCCCACAGCGATGGTGCCGGCAGTTGTTCCTTTTTCCATGCTTGGGTCTGACCAAAGTGATTCTATATGATCGAGATCGACATCAATCTTAGGCATATCGATCGGAGTGTAGAATGCGTCTTTGTAACCAACATATTGATCATGGATTTGGAGATGATCGTAATCTGGTCGATCGTTGTGAGGGTCCATGTTGACATACTTCCGCTTGCTGACGTCAACTTTTCTTTTTTCTATTCTATATCGTAATGTCAAGGACAAGTCTCCTTCCGGAAAATATTTCACAATCCAAAAGAGTTTGATCAACCTGTGAGTATCTCTGCGAGTATTGATCCATTTCGTGTGTAATGGTATTTAATAGGAGCCTGTCTTCCTTGTATTTCTGATCATGATATACTTCAGCTATGATTGCATTTTTACTTTTATATAAATCAACAGTGATATCATGGAAAACTTGATGGTGCTCGTCCGGCTGGTATATCAAAACACCACTCCATATGACTTGATCAACATCAAAGTCCACTGTGATTTTAGATTTGTCATTCCATGACACATTCCTATATTCTATGTTTGGAAACTGTATCCATTGTTGTTTGGCCAACTCTATGGGCTCGACTGATGTGTCAAATCCCATGTATCTGTAATCTGTGTAACCCTTTTCGTGCAGTATAGCATTTACGGGGCCGTGTCTGCACCCCACATCTACTATTCCCTTGCACTGTTTTTGTATGATGATGTCTGCTTGTTTTTCGAACAAAGGTTTGGCTTGCTCTGTGTCAAGGTACCACATGTCCTTGAATTTGTAATTTTCTATAAGAGGCACATTCACAAACTCAGAGGTTTGGTCATTTATCGTGGGCCATGGAATGTTCTTGTCTACCATATCCAAACAGCGAATGAGTATCGTGTGCCCTGGGTGATAGGAGTTACTTCATGCGGATAAAGGAAAATAGAAGGAAAGATAAAAACTTCACCTTTTTTCAATCTTTTGGGTGTGTCTTGCCAAAACACAATATCTCCTCCTTCGTACTCGTCACTCAATGATCCAAGCACAGTCAGAGTTGGAATTCCCCTCCTGGTTCCGTCGAATATGTTCCTCACGTGATCCGCATGGGTTCCCATTCCATCAGACCCGGTTGGATATCTAATATAATAGAATCGTGTCTTGCCATTCCAATAAGTGAACCAAGTGATATCTTGTAGATAGTTGTGTATGTAATCATCCACAACACGGTCAATTTGAGTTTCTAAATATTTTGTCATCTGATGTTCAAGACCCAATTCGGTGACATGGTATGGAATCTGAGGATTATCCTGCACACAGATATTCTCAGGTCCTTTGTAGTCAAAGTTCACCCAAGTTGTTTCTGTGTCTAAAACATTCCTGACCTCGTCCGCCTTCTGGGGTGTTATGAACTGAGCTCTGTACAGATATCTTTCAAGATTTTTGTTCATCATGTATCCTTTTGAAATCGCTGGCCACTCTCCATAACAATCTTTCCTTGTCCATTACCGGAGTGCGTCTGTGTAAACTTGTAAACTGATCCATCAACAACAGATCTCCTTTTTTGAATATATGATGATACTGATATCTGGATTGGAATATTTTGGGCATCAATTTGTTTACTAATTCTGTATGATCAATTTTTTTAGATCCTTCCCAGGCTCCGATTATGAAGTGATATGGAAAATAGAAATAAAAATCTCCAGTGTGCGGGTGTTGATCGACCAACTTCCTGATGCTTCCTTTGTGCTTGCTCATGAATTCCAGTTCAGGGTCACCTTCTTCAAGACTGTACACTGTGTTGTTAACAAATTTTAACCTTATTTTGATGGACTTCCAATACTCCTGTTCATCTTGGCTCATGTCATAAAAAGGTTTGGAAGTGTGACACACGCTCAGGGTGGTGTTGATGTCTTCCTCAACGCAATACAAACTTATGAGAATTTTATCAATCAAGTGCCTCGAGTTTCCGTTCGAATGCCAGCCCAATTCCGTGTCTCCAAACATTCCTATTTTTTGACCGTCATCCTTGCGTTTTCCTGTCACCAAAGAAATTTCTGGATGCTCCTTGGGATTCATGAAAAGATTGGGGGTTTCGCACTCGCCGAATTTTTTACAAACTTCTACAAGGTCGGACATAGTTAAATTTTGATCATAAAAAACCGCTACGCCTTCTTTGTGTATTGTATTGGCCAAATCTAATAACTGTGTATCAGAAAGTCCTACTATAGACTCAATCGATCTAAATGGATTTATCATAATATGCTTTTTCTATCAAACCGCTTAAACAAACACGATTCGTGTCTCCTCGCTTAAACTTATTATATGCTTGATCTGTAGTGGTTGCCAACCATAATGAATCGCTGGGATTTAGGTCCAATTCTTTGCAAAGGTCTCGCTGAATATGGCCTAATTTGCCATGCACGAAATCAATGGGGAATTGGTCTATTATTTTTTCACCCAATGCGAATGAATAATAGTTGTAATACTTTGCAGAGTAGATCAATTTTTCCAACATAGGATCGGCTCTTCTTGACCAGTAATAACCTATCCTATAGTTTCTTAATCCGAAACTTTTGCTCAATGAAAAGAAAACTTTTTCTACGTTCTTTGGTATATCTAACTTGCCGATCTTAGTGGAGCCAATATATGCCAAATCTAAAACCACTGGTTTGTCTGTGGGGATTTCGCAAAAATTTCCGTCAACTGAACTGGGACAACTGATGTAATGAACATCACCTTCTTGCTTGCCCTCCACCCAGGCATACTCTCCGTCCTTGACTTGAATCGATCTCGATTCCTGCATCATCCAATAGTTCAAACCTTCCGTGACTCCGTTGGCCGGATAGAAATGTTTAAATTCTGAAAGGTCCACCATCGGCGCGAGCCAATCGACTATATTAGATTTTGGTTTTGCAACTTCATGATGATGTTCGATAGAAAAATTATCACACAGCTGTTTGACTTCGTTGAGTGGAAAAGTTCTAACTGCTAACGACTGACTTAGAAGTGTCTCTTTTTTGTCCATAGTTTTTGAAAAATTTTTCTGCTATCCATCCACCCGTGTCCCATTTGTGTAATCTTACTCTTCTGAAATTCTCGTGATGATTTTTATGATATCCTTCACCAGCGATAAACAGATTGAGCCAAGGCACATTGCTTGGTCCTTTGGAATGGCCCACTGTGTTCAAAAGTCCAAAACCTATTTTTGCAAATATGAAAGGAACAACACAAAATGCCACCCAAAAGTATGGATGTATTAGAAAGCTGATAACATTGGCTCCGATTAAAATTTTACCCCAGTGATTATGACAAAAAACAAGCTTAGGATTCTTGTACAAGTCTCTTGCGTATCTTGGAGGTATGTTTGGAATTTCCCATGTCGTTGAAAGCACTTTCCAAAAGCCTACAAACTTAGGAGAATGGGGATCATGTTCTGTATCCGAATGGACATGATGCATCCTGTGTGATGCTATCCAACCTATCGGTGTTCTGATACAAGCGATCATCAGCATGGCCAACCCAATGGTTTCAAACCATCCGGGTACTCTAAATTGCTTGTGACAGTAATGTCTGTGAAGTAGGATAGATGCTCCCCAGTGAGAAATTATCTGAGACCATACTATTCCACATAATATTACTATAAACCATGTTGTCATCTTGATGCCATCCTTCCTATAACTGTATTTAACGTTTTTGAATTGCACTCTACATTAAGTACCAACATAATACTATTTCCTGAGAGCGAAAACAGACAGTGTTCCTTGTTTGTGTTCACAAAATAAGGAAAACCGTGCTGGAAATTTAGTATTTTTCCATCATATATGAAGTACATGTCTTGGGGATTGCAGTTCTTTATAGGAACTAAAACTCGGAAACTTGTCTGCTGTTCCAAATGTCTCCAATCGCGGTGGGCGGGAAAATATCCACCAGCATCCAATTTCAAAAAATGGGTGCGTGAAATTTCGGCGTCGAACGGTTCTACTGCCTTTCTTGTTTCCTCGCTCGCATGATAGACATCGGTTTTGGTCTTGAAATCGAGCTCTGTGTAATTCGTGTTGTTTTCCTTGTTGTACTCATACAACGAATCTAAATCTATGCCATCTCTGGTTCCATTGAGACTGGTAACGCTCAGTCCATGCCTTGGAATGGGTTTCCTTGGGTTGTATCTCAGCCATTCGAACGGTTCTATTTCCTCTAATAGCTTATGGCATTCGACGTAGTAATCGAGTTTGATGACGTCGCCAAAAGATAAAAGATCGCTGTACATAATCGGTACTTATAATATACAATTTTAGGAGTCGTCTGTCAAGATTATTGACAACAGGACATATACCTAATACAATTAGACAATGCTGAACAAAATCAATCACATACAGATTTTCCTTTTATTCCTCATCTTGGTGTCACGATTTTTACCACATCCTCCTAATTTCACTCCTGTGTTGGCCATCTTCAGTTTGGGGGGACACTATACTCTGTTGCCGGCGTTATTGGTGTACATGTTCACAGACATGATATTAGGTTGGCACAGTTTCATGGCTTGGGTGTATGGTTCTCTATTTTTAATTGCCTACTTCGGACGTGGACCGATTGTTTCCAGCGTGATATTTTTCTTGATTACTAACTTTGGTGTATGGACCAGTGGTTGGTATGGTTATGATCTGCAAGGACTCATCAACTGTTATGTCATGGCTATTCCGTTTTTTACCAACACATTGACAAGCACGATATTATTCTATATAATATTAAAACATGCTATACAAACACCTAATTATAAAAATCTTAATCATCTGGCTGGCGGTTATATTTCCTTTTTCGGCCAAAGCCGAGCTTGAAATAACCATACCGATCTATTTCCTGTATCCGACAGGACTCAGCACCTACACTGTGAACGTGGACACAGTTTTCCCCAAAAACAATAACAACTCGGTTGTGATAGGTGATCTATTAAACACTAATTCATCCATCACATCCATACGCTCGGGTGGTAAGGGACAACAGA